TCAAACACCACAGTGTTGAATGAGGTTTTTTGTTGTCTTACTTGTGGTTTTCTGCGCAGAATTTAATAGCTCTGTCAGCTCGGTCGACAACCTCTTTGTATCTGACTGCCAAGCGGAGACATCTATTACGTTCCCTATCGGTGTTGGTTTTGGACATTCTCTCAATGTCTGCGAGCTGGCTGCGCATCCGGTCAAGCTCATCACGAGAAGCAGACTCAGCAAGCCTAAGCTCAGATAAAGCAACTGCGTCGCTCGTCTGCTTGACTTTGAATTCCTCAATCGTTCTCTCGAGCGCTGATATTTGAGTACGGGCATTTTTGAGTTCCTCCTTGTTCTGCCCCTGATGGAAGCCGTAGAAGTATGCGGAAACGACCACAAGAGTTAGGAAAATTATTTTTGGCATATCAAGAAAAGAACAAATTCAACTCCTGTATCCGCCGATCCTTCAGCCCTTTCGTGACAATAGGATTGTCCGGGTTGCAATACTTCGGCCACCACGTCCGGACATTCTCCCACTCGCCTCGGTTAATCATTCCGAATAACCTGTAGGTCCGGCACTTCGTCAGACCGAAGTTGTAGACAAAGCTCATTAGGGCAATGAACTGATTCTCGTTGATGTCGATATGGATAAGCGTTGCAAGCTCCTCCTGGGTGCGTTGGAGGTCTCGATCTAAAAGGTCGTAGGCTTCTCTCCGAGTAACGATGTCACCCTCGTGAACATTCCGGGCATGGCCGAATCCGATTGTCCAATGGCCCGTGGGGCACTTGTAGGCCATTGGTTCAAACCCTTCTTGTTCAGCTACAAACTCGGCGGCGATCTCAGGTGGAAACAGCATTAAATTTTGTTTTCTCATTTATGCTCCGCCTCCTCGTGCTTCTTATAGAGTTCGTGAATGAGTTTTGTATTGTTCTGAATGGCCTGCTCGTTAGCCCATATTCCCCGTTTGATATCGTCAAATATCACGTTGCGCTCGCAGTAATACCACCCTAGAAGGAAGCCGAAGCAGATTGCGATGGCGATAGCCGCTGACCTGCATAGGCGTATCGCCCATTCATTTAAAAAGACACTCATGATTTAGCTCCTAGCCTATTGTCTAAAAATTTTTTGATGTAATAAGCGATGATCCTGACGCCAAGGTAGGCAGCCATGAAAGAGATTCCGACTGCGGCCAACTCATTGACGCCGTAGCCTTCGAGGATCCAGAAAACCCCGATAGCAGTCACGCCTCCAGACAATGCCTCCCAGATTGCTTCAAGCGCAGAGAACTCAATCGGTTTCTCCTTGCGTTTTTCTCTCCAGTCGTCGACATATCGAAGTAACCCAGCAATTAACCCGAGGCCGCCAACGCAGGCAATGAGAGTATTTATAAGGTCTGTATGTTTAATCATGCGGGTCCCCTATGGGCTCATAGCTCTCCAGCGTTAGACCGAAGAGGAGCCAAAAGACCGCCTGAAATACAGCAAAGTGGTAGGCGAATTCATTCTTACAAGTAAGAGTTCTGGCCAGCCCTTCTATCTGCGGACACGCTCCTCTGCACATTGGAAGGACTAAACATTTTCTGCACTTTTCCCTTGTGCTCCAAGGCTTGAAGTGTTTGGAAAGATCGACCTTCTCTGGGGACAGAATATTCCCCACGCAGCCTTCTTCCGTGCAATGATCGTGGCAGGAAAGGAAGTCTCCTTTGAGGTTGACTGCCGCATTATTTTCCTGATTCATCATGCATTTGACGGCACGCTCGTCGAGTCTCTTTCTTTTGACTAAGGCTTTCAGCAAACGATCGCATTCACCAGTAAGTGCGGGGAACTTATCCCAGCCTTCCCGAGTTAAAGCCTTAAAGATGTTCTTCTGAAGTGCGAGCATCTGCTCATCAGTGAACATGAGCTCAGAGTCCTGAACTCCGACATGCGTCATAATGCCTTCAAAGTTCAAGTGGATATCTCCGAGTTTGACTTTAAAGAAATCGGCAATGGCATCCACATCGGTGTTAGCGGGAGACAAGACGCAGTTGATTGAGCATGGCAGTTTAGAAAATGCAAGGCGCCACATGTCTACCATCTTTGGGTCGTCCAGCGGGTCGACTCCACGCAGACGGTACCCCTGTCCATCGTGCGAGAACGTCAGACTTATCCCATAGGTTTCACAAAAAGCGATTTTCTCTTCATCGATTAACGTGCCGTTGGTAATGATGGCAAAACGAACTTTCGGATAAAGTTTTCGCAGTTCCGGCACTAGCTTTTGCAGTGTTTTCCAATAGACAAAAGGCTCGCCGCCCCAAAGCTCAATGACGCCGTGAACTTTTATTCCTGAAGCTCTGAGCTTTTCGATAAATGCGGGAACGTCTTTAGGTGAAGACACCCAGCGTTCATTTTCTCTATCGCTTTGAGCGCAGTACTTACAGCTCATGTTGCACTTTAGACCCAGCTGGATGCGCAGGTCCCAAAGGTCTTTACCTTTAGAGTTAGAGTAGCCGGGCTTTCCTTCCTGCTCCTTGAGCATGGCATAGGCTTTTAATCTCTCGTCCTCGGTCAGGTCAACGAGCTTTCCGTCCCCGTCGTAGACCTCATTTAGAACATTGTCATAGACCCAAGTTTCGTTTTTACCCTCGTAGGTTTTGCAGTGTAAAGCGAGCTTCATTGAAATAATTTCTCCATGGCGTGGTAAAGGGCAAATCTTTTCTTTGCGAAGTAGCAATCGATATCGTGAGTGTTGGAGGTATAGCAGCCGCCTCTGCACTCATCTAAAGCTTTGCAGTTTTGACATTCGATGCTGTCGTAGAAACGTCTCGGCGAAAGCTGAGGAACGGCTTTAATCGGAATAACCTTCTTGAAGATGTTTCCCGTGATGTTGGATGCGTCGTAGTTGTGGTGACAGGCGTAGACGTTCCCATGCAGATCAACGCTCAGCAGTTCGTCTCGTACGCACATGGGCCCTACACGGGACTTCACTTTGTTTCGATGGTAGAGAAGCTGGGAACACTGCCAAGCGGCCCATGGATCACCGATACGTGCCATCTCAATGACAGTTTCCAAGTGCTTGCAGAAGACATCCACGTCCTCTCGTGTCATGTAGTAGTCACTGCGGCACCCGTCATTGGCTCGTAAGAAGTGCACTGCGGCTTTCGGATAGCGACCGTATTTTTCCTGCAAGCTGTAGAAGAGGTCTCTCGCACCCCACATATCTGTTTGATAGTGGTGAATCAGCAAGGAAATCGAAAACTCTCTCAGTCGAAAAATACGGCTTAACTGCTCGTCGGTAAAGTTACCGTCGTGCCAAGAGACCACGGTAAAAATATCCCGATTGGCATTAGCGTACTCGACATAATCGTCAGTCAGGGAGCGTCCGTTTGTCGTAATGGTGGACTGTTCCGGCGTGGTACCCTCATCTTTAAGGGTACCATGCAGAGCTTTGATCCTCTCCCAATAGAGCATCGGCTCTCCACCCCAATAGGCGATCCGCTCTATGCGACTGCCCTTAAGGTAATCAGCCAATTTATGTGCGAATTCAACCGGGTCAGCCTTGTGATCTGCGGGTGACTTCTCATTGGTCTGGAGACAGTACCCGCACTTCATGTTGCAGGCGCTCCCGATCAAGAGGTTGACGTACTTAATCATCAGAGACCACCTGAACCGTAGCCTCGGCCCTGGAGGTGTAAAACCGATGGTTAATCTTGACTCGCATCGCTTCACCGTTCTGCAGCCCTAAGGCACAGGCTCGGAAATGCCCCACTCCGTTTGTGACCGCAACGCGTTTATGAGGTGCGTAACCATCAACGGCCTCTACGATGTAGCCGTCCCATGTCACGTCTGTTGCGACTTCGTGAGTCTTTCCGTCCTTAAGCGTAAGTGTGAAATCAACCCAGCCATCCGGCGCCACCGTCTCGGAAGAAGGAGTAAGACTGTACTCAAGATTCAGCCACTTGGAGGTGGTCCCGGTCATCACGTCGGCGGCTGTCCAAACTTCACCCAGGTCTTCAAGGTTGGTAATTACAGTCGTGTCTTCCGCGGTCGTAATAGAGCGGGCACATTCTGTCAGGGGCGCATTCGGGTCTCTAACCCAAAGATCAAAGGCCCACATCCCGCCCTCATGCCGAACGTATTCTGCTGTATTTCGACAGTCGAAGTAGGTCAATGCTCCCTTGATGATTGCATGAAGTCGGTTATTGTTCAGCCAAGTGACAAAATGAGCTCCGGGAACCCAAAGTTTTTGGAATTCCGGTACTGTTTTATCGATGATAATCTCCGCAAGAATGCAATAGTCTTCACCATTGATTTGATAAAACCTATTCGCTTTTCCCGTGTAGCCTCTTTCACCAAGTTTCTGAGTTGTGGTCAGCTCTTCAATCGGAGAAGCTGATGTATCTTCCGGTACCTCAAAAAAGATTTTTTTGTCCAGTACTCGAAAAGCCGCTCTAGTTTCATCTATTGCGATAGAAAAATGATCGTAAGGTAAGGTGCTTGTTACTACGTGTCGTTTATATCCCATGTCTTATCTCCTGGACCTACATTCCGTCATCCCCGCAGTCGCAGTTTCCGGTATCACAATTCGTATAAATCGGTTTGTTTAGGTTTGAACAGTTCGGCCCGTGGCAGTTGCTTGTGATCGTGCACTTGTTGCACTTAACTTGACCGCACTGAACTTGAGTGCATTGCACTTGGTAGCAATGAACGTTGCTGCATCTAGAGCACTGGGTGCAATAGGTACAATGCGTGCAGTAAGTGCAATGTCCCGTCTTCCAGTTGAGGTCGTTTTGTAACTGGCTCACCTTTGTCAGATTGGCCCAATAGCCGACGTCGTCTGTAAGCTGACTGACCTTAGTCAAAACGCTTTTCTTCCACAGCCCTATACCCTCAGTCAAATCAGAGAGTTTTGTCGGCAAGCCGCTTTTTCTAGCCACCGGGTGTCCCGTCGTTCCATCGTGAACTACAAGCGTCTTTTTAGTTGTGTCAACTGTAATTTCTCGTTCGGCTCCGACAAAGGTCTCATGCTCAGTCGTTGTCCCTCCACGGAGCAAAATTGTTCTGGTCGTCATGAAAGTCTCCCGGGAACAAGGACGTATCTGCCTCCGAACTTAATACTGATTTCTTTTTCAGTAATGGGACAAACAGTCGGAGTATTCGAAGGCATTTCAATGGTTGAGATAAACCGTCCGACGTAAGTGCGATTTTCTAAATACCTTCCCTTAACTCTGTTATCCCCCAAAACGATTTTGTCGGGATCAAAGGAGCTATTTATGCAGGCGGTTGGCTCTAGCCCCTCTCTCCTGGGCACTAAAAACGGATGGTCGTCTGTAACTCGGTACTCGCCAGAAGTGTTACAAGAGATAGCTCGTCTTGTTCCCAATAACCCGTGACTGACACCGACAACTTTGACTAACTCTTCATAGACGTCGATAAGCTCATCCCCGACCCGAATGTCATGAACGTCAATTAGGCCCCTGCTTGTCTCCAATTTTCCTGAGACAAAGCAACTGTCGTCTGTGCAATTGCAGTTGCACTTGGTGCAGTAGCTATAAACAGAGCACTGAATCGTCGTGCAGTTCACCGTCGTACAGTTGATGGTCGTGCAGTTTATGGTCGTACAGTTATGACAGTTGGAGCACTGTTGGCAATATGTACAGTGCGTGCAGTAGGTGCAATGCCCGGTGAGAAAGCCGCTGTCATTTTGCAGCTGGCTGACTTTTGTCAGAGCACCGGACGCCCAAAAGCCTTTGTCGTTTGTAAGCTGAGATAGTTTGGTCAGCTCGTCTGAGCGCCAAACGCTTAAGTCGTCTACCAGCTGAGATAACTTTGTCGGTACCTCGGCCACGCGCGCCAAGAGGGCACCTCCGGGCGTCTCCCCATCATGAAGACGAATGGTGTGGAGATCATCGTCGATCGTGATCTCCTTGAGAGCACCGGTGAAGACTGCACTATCTTCACTTGAGCCATGCTTCCATTGGATTACTTTTGCCATTTTGCTTTACCTTTAAGAGCAGTGCGTACAGTGGCCGCAGTGTGTGCAGTAAGTACAGTGTCCTGCGATATAACCTTTGTCGTTTTGAAGCTGACTGAGCTTGGTTAACTCGGCCTGTTTGAGATACTGGACATCCGGTGTTAGCTGGGAAAGTTTTGTCAGGTTTCCGCTTGATCGGTAGATGTCGTTTTCCAATTGATTTGTATTAGTAGGAACGTCCGACTCCTTTGCCAACTCGTGGCCGCCGGGTGTCGCACCATCGTGGACTCGGATTCGATTGCTCGTTGTATTTACAGTGATCTCCCGATCATGGCCGACAAAAAGCTCATGCTCTACAACCGTTCCTCCGCGAAACTGAATAACCCTCAGAGGCATTAGCTCAGTCCTCCCAAGTCAACGGTGTCAGGCATCGTGCCTGTCGCTCCGGTTAAACCTCGCGGGATTTTTAAAAGGAAACTCGGTGCTTCGTCCGTTCCGGTTTTTTCAACGGAAGGCTCTGAGTTCGCATCCAACATCTGTATCGAGATAGAGATTTCAGGTGTTGTTCCGGTATCTCCTTTACTTCCCGTATCTCCTTTAGGAATTCCGAAAGTAAAGACCGGAGCTTCGATTGTGCCTGTCTTAGTAACAGTTGCTGATGCACCTTCAGATAACGACGTAGCTTCGACGGAAATTTCCGGAGTCGGTCCCGTATCCCCCTTCGGCCCGACTAGTTCTCCCATGTTTTCCCAATGAGCTTCTTCTGTATCTGTCGCTGAAACCCATGTATAGAGATTCATTCCAGCTAAGACAAGCTGACCAACAGTTCCCTCAGCAGGGAGACTTTCTGCATTCACTACCACAGCATCAGGTTGGATACCGTCTCCTTTATCGCCCTTTTCGCCTTTAAAACTTCCTTGTTTCGGCGACAGAGTTGCCGTAGTTTCAGTAACGGCCGTAATCCCGAAGTAATCCCCTATCCGATTTACAACGTGGTCTCCGACCTTGATGTTGACCGATGGAGATATTGCTTCCTTAGGCACCGTCATTCCAGCGGAGGCCTCGGCCATGTATCGGAAAGAGAAGCCAGCTTCGGCATTGGACTGAAGAACCGTCTGCTTGATAGATTCCAAGCTTGTTGCAACAGAGGCCGCACTTTCCACCGCTTCTAAGTTCTCAGCTACAGTTTGAATTGCCTCAACCTTAGGGCTAAGCGCAGTGATATCGTCGGTAGCTTGTGCGACTTTTTTAATGTTGCTGGGTTCAGAGGATAAGTCCTCTGCTACAGTCTTTACATCATCCAGGTTTGCGTTTACAGCCTTAACCTTTTCGATATTGTCTCCAACCGGGTGAATACAGTCATCAATATGGTCGGCAACTTTCTTGATATACCCGTCTTCAACTTTGGTCTCACCGTCAATATCCGTATCTGTAATTGATCCAAGGTCAAGTGTGTCTGTCTCAAATCCTCTTAGGTCGGAACCAACACGATGGATATCATCAATGTGCTGTCGATTGATTTGCAAATCGGGAAGATGCGGAACTAAGGCATCCACCTCTGCTCCGATGACCTCGTTGCGGGCGAGAATAACTTCCGCTCGTGCAACGGCAGCGTCAATAGCCGCTTTATGAATATCGATTTGAGCTTTAGTCTCTTGGATTTCCTGCCATGTAGATGAGACGTATAAGCCTGTGGAGACGACTTCGTTGTAGATTGTCTCGGCTCTCTGTGCGTAGTCGGCCGCTTTTTCCGCCACATCCAAGAGGTCAGTCATCACCTCTTGAGGGGTTTTCTCAGAAGTAGAGGGTACGACAAGACATCTCCCTAGCAAATAGGCGAGTTGCTGCACAAGTGCTGTCAGTTTGTCATGGACCTCGTTTAAAACTTCCGGCAGAAAACGATCGTGATTTGTAATCGACGTTCCTTGCAGAATAGGAATAGAGGATTGAATGACAAAGACTGTTCCGCTTTTAGGAGCCTCGGAAAATACAACCACGCCTCCGGGATTATTCTCTTGGTCAGCGTTCAGAGTAACAGCATAAGCGTCTCGGCTTACCTGCTCCTCTGAAAGGCTGTCCACGCTGTCCGAGCGGAAAACGGCAATATCGGTCTGGGCGTTAAATACCTTGAAAGTGAAAGGAAATTCAGTACTTACACCATTTCCTTTCAGGATGCTTGTAGCCCTTAGTTCCTTTGAGATCGTCACACTATAACTCCGAAGTTTCAGCTATTGTCAGGCAGAAATTCTTCGTTATGTAGACAGCTCTAATAGCTTGAATATCCAAGAAAAACAGCCAACGGATTTTCTGTTTTTCCTTCTTCCATCGCTTTCTTTCCGCTGATTGCTCGGTTGATCGGAATCACTGGAATCGGAATCGGCGACCACTCCCCGAGAACGGTGATGGCAGCCTTCAAAGTATTCTCGTCCCAGTCGTCTTTTGAAACGGCTTGGCCGAGATGGACTAAATCAGCAATCTTTCGAGTGCCTCCCGTACCGCTGTAGCTTCGAGGCGCTTCTCCCTCCGAGAGTGCTTGACCAAGCTCAGCCACTTCGCGAAGGCCTACAAGAAGGCCAAGGTTAAAGTTAACTACACTGCCGCCGGCTTTGATAGAAGTCTTCTTCAGCCAGTCGTCATCGTCGTCACCGCTTACCGCGGCTTTAAGTCCTTCTCGTACAAAGGTCTCGACGATCGGTTGGAAGGCTAAAAGGGTGAGCAGATTAAGCGCTCGCTTCATGCCTTTCTGAGTGTGCCCGGTAACCATAGCTATGTTTAAAGCCGTGTTGAAGAACGTGTAGAAAACCGTGAAAAGTTTTGCCCACTCTCCGCCGCGCTCTATGCCGGATAAGTCTTGCGTACGACCGCCGCCCTGAGCATCCGTGACAGTTCTGTCAGCAATGGCAACGGCTCTGGCTTCTGTATTGCCTTCTGCGAGCGCCTTGTTGTATGCGCCTAACCAAGTGGGAACATCCACTAAGGCCTGCATAAATACGATTGGCATATAAGCACTTCGCATAAACTTATCTTTGAGCGCCCCGTTTGTCCCATTCACAAGGGCTTGGATTTCGGTAAGCTCACGAAACCGAGTTCTGCTTCTGTCGGCCATTGCCTGACTCTTGCCGCAGACTTCCTTCCACTTGCCATAGGGATTGAGCATGAATTCGCCGATTCCCTTTGCGGACCACTGCGGCCCTAAGATCGTCACGGTTTGAAGCATTCCGATTGGCTGGATCAACGCTGTTACGACGTTAAATCCAATACCAACAAGAGATACGTTCGCCCTAAGAAGTGCGGCTATTTCGTCCCAGTTCGATTTTTGAGCTGATGTTCCGGTTGCAATATCTTCAATCCATTTTCGGATTGCTCCTTCTGCCTCTACACCCCAATAGTCTCGGATAGTCTCTCTGAGTTTCTTTTGCCTGAATATTTTATTGGTATCTGCCAGCCACTCCTGCCAGCAGAGCTCATGGATTTCCGCATCAAGCCCTTCAAACGCAGCTCTTAAAGTTAGCGTGAGAGGACGATCGTAGACGTGTGCCAAACGCTTTTCCAAAAAGCCTCTTCTTGCGGTTCGGCTTGAGTGAGTACCGTCCATAAGCTCTTTGGCGGCCCGCATATCATCCTGATCCTGAGCTTGGAAGGACGCCTTTTTATCGTACTGAATCGGATAGTAACCGCCTTTTAGCGTAACCTCCTGACCGTCTGCCAAAGTAACAGTTAAAGCCTGCGGCTCTACTCTTACCGGAATTCTTCCGTAGACTCTACGTTCCTTCTCAGCAATCTGCGGCCAAAGTTCATTAAAGACATCCCAAACCTTCTGCACAGAAGCAAGTTCTTCTGCGCTTAGCGCCTCCCCTATTAGAGAGAAAATCTGCTCCTTTGTCCATGTCTTTCCACCTGACCATGGAGCACTCTGCGAGCCGTCAATAAGCCTCTGTAAGTTTTCTTTATTGCCTGCGTTTAGAGCGATTGCCCTTACCTGTTCCTGAGTGAGGTAGGCATCTACCGACTTAAAGTGCCGTTTCACTCTGTCTTTTCTTGTTGTTCGAAGAGAACGTGTTGCAGAAAAAAGTTTTTCTGCATATTCGTTTTTCAACTGTACTTCTTTAGTCCCGCAGGAATCCGCTCTGGAGACAACGTAGTCAAAAAATTTCCCGAACCTCGTTCCTTCCATCGCCGCAAGAAGAGACGGAATTCTCGCGTGTGCCAATCCGATACGTTCCAGCTGTTCTTTAAAGCGAACCAAGGCTCCGGTCTCTTCCATTTTTCTGAAAGCCTTTCTGCCGCGAGACTGCGCCTGTTGAACGATCGCGCCGGTTAGCTCATCTACAACTGTACTGAGTTCGCGTGCCTGCTCTCCGTCTAAAATCTGCTGTTCTTTTCGTCCAGCCCGGTAAAGGTCTCTGACTGCCTGAGCTGCCTCCTTTTGAAGTGCCCTTGTCATTTCCTCAAAAGGCTTTTTATTGGCGGCGTACAACATGCGGTGGTTGATCAAGCGTTGTTCGAGGCTTGGGTCAATCGGAGGCACCGTCTTTTCTTGGTTAAAGAGAGACTCCAAAAACTCACGCAGGCTCAGCTGATGTCCTTCTCCGAGTTGGCGCGAGGTTGTAATTCCCATGTTCTCAAGAAGACGCTGGATCGTAACGAGGTAATCGGTAGAAAGACCTTCAATCTGATTTTTACCGACGAGCTTCTTAAAGAATTTGACGTCCTTCTTCCACGCCTCAACCGCCTTCTTCGCTTCTAATGCCAGGCAGGTTTGATAAAGCTCTTGCCTTTTAGCGCAGATAGCACCCTTGATGTCTCCCTGCTTTAGCAAACGCCGGGCCTCTTTAGCACGAAGGCCCGCTGCCGTCCTGAACTTTTTCGGGTCAATATCCTTCACTCTTAGGCTGAGGATTTCCTGCTCTGCCATCTTCTCGAAGATATCGAGATCAAGCCTACCCGGCGCGGCTTTCTCCATAGCAGAAATCTCTGTTGCTAGAAGCCGCTTTAAGCTCGGGTTGAAGATTGCTTCATCGGCCGTTCGCTGGATTTCCTCTTCGGTTGCGAGCTCGGCGTGCTCCGCGTACATTCTTTCCTGAGTTGCCGCTTGAACAGCCTCTTCCAGCGTCGGGGCGTTCAATAAAGCGTCAGCCATTTCCGCCAAGCATTGGTACCCGTAGCTCTGAGCAATCTGCTCTCCGAATTGTTGGTCCGCATCAGTTCCGACAAGGCCTTGGTCTGCAAGACGCTTGATTCCTGCATCGTCTACGCCCACTCCCTTTAATTCGCTTGGCGTAAGTTTGACACTTATATCTTTACCGTTTTCATGCTTACCGTTCTTTAAAAAATCCCACACTTCATAGATGGGTGTCTTAGATAAATCGGAACGAATCTCCGACTCAATCCGCTTACGCTCGCCTTCGGATTTTTTACGAAGTGCATCAAGCGTTTTTCCCCGGAGGTTTGCGATATAGGCCATATCACGCATGCCGCGGGCACGCATGTATTCAATCGCCTCCGCGTCTGTCTCCCGGTACTGTTCAACATAACTCAGCCAAGCTTCTTCGGTAAAACCCGATTCTGCGAAGCTATTAAACATCTTGAACATGCTTCTGCGGTAGCGAGCCTCTTGTACCTGCTCAGTGGAAATGAACAACTGGTCGAAAAGTGCTCGTACATCGTCACTCATCTGAACACCCGGGATATTGGACACCACGGTATAGATTGAGCGCAGCCACTGTGCGAATCGACGGAAGACTGAGCGAAGCCCTTTTGTCGGAGCATTGCCTTCAAAGAGATAAGCCTCAAAATGCCTTGCAAATTTTTCATGCATCGGTCGACGCTCTTCAAAGGAAAGTTTTTCCCAAGCTGTGAGCGAACCAACCCCCAACCATTTGAGTGTTGCCAAGGTTCTATCTAAAACTCGTTTTTCTCCTGCGGACGGCTCACCCTTTTCCTGAAGCTTCTTACTGACATCAATCAGCATGTCCAAATAGAAATGACCGCTTTCGTGCAGGAGTGTGGACTGGTCAGCACTGAACCATCGGACGATCGTCTTGGAGTCCGGAAAGTAGTCACCCATATTGCCCTGTGATAAACTTGTTTCAGCACCGTTGGACGGCAGAACCCCCGTCCTGTCATTCCCGTCAGGGGCCACAAGGGTGGCGGGATCGGTGCTCCTCTTTCGTGGTATCATATCGGCATAGGACGAAGAGTCGATTGCCTTTTCTAGGTGATTATCATAGTCGTGTACCGTCCCTGTGGACGAGCTCGTTAAACTAGTGAGAGGGAGGTTCCTCACAGCGGCGTACTCTCCGTCCTTATTATTTTTCTCGGCCAAAAATCTATTTTTCTTCAGCCAAGCTCTGTACTGACCTTCTGTTCCTGTGAAGGCGGTCGCCAAACCCAATCTTAGTTTTTCTCCTTTTCGATTCGCATTGTAAGTTACAAGGAAAACCGCAGACAGCCACTTTCCGTTTGGTAGCTTTTTGCTCATCCAAACTCTGTCCCCCCATCTACCGCTTCCTATAAATTCAGCTTCCATGGGCAGATTCATTACTTCTACCCATTCCTGAGTTGAAAGCTGGTGCTTTTTAGCATGGTTCCCTCTATCTTTATCCATTTGGATTTCCGTGCTTGCTACAGGAACTTTGAAGTTCTTTTCAATGAATTCTCCAACCCCTTGCGCCAAGTTGATCTTTTTAACGAACCTTGCCTTAACGGAATCCTTCAAGAACTCCCCAAAAGTCTTATCGTAGATCGGAGAAGGCATATGCAAAGAATCACCTTGCACCTGAGCACTTCCGTCGAGAACTCTCTTTAAACCATGCTCAGCCCAAACCACCTCAGGCAATGTGCCTAGGTCTCGTGCAAGATTGTTGACGAGCGTACTTAAAACGGTAGTAATCGCTCCCTGCTCGGCTTTCGTAGCACCTGAGTTCTCCATAAGAGAAGCAATATCTTTTCCAACTCGCTTAGAGGATTCTCTAAATTCCGAGTCGTCCCTCTTCAATGCAGTTTCAGCTTCCGCTGCGGCAAGCTCAGTGATCTCCTCCTGTACCTCACGCGCCTGATGTAAAGACATCTGTCCTTCCACTCGGACAAGTTCCGCCAAAGATTGGTTCAGTTCGGAAGTTGCCACTTTGGTAGTGAACTCTCCTACAGGGATTGCAATCTCAGAGCCTTCCTGAACGGCCTTCGTAATCTCTTCTGCTCGTTCGGGAAGCAGTTCTATTAACCGAGTGTCTAAGCCTTCCTGATGCAAAGATTGTCCGTCAAGGAGCACGTTTCGTTTATCAGGCGCAGCATCTTCGACCACGGCCTCAATATATTCAGACGCTGTCTGAGGGTCGCGAGCAATAAGCTTAGAAGCCTGCGCAAACTCTCCCAGTCTCTTAAATGCTTCGGCGTTAGCCTCTGCCATGGCCCGCTCTACTGAAGCACCTTTAAGGCGTTTTGCTCCCGCAGACAATACTTCAATTGGAGCTGTAAAACCTTCTCCGGCAAATTCCGCTACCACGTCACCCCAATTCGTGATTTCGCCTTTGGCGAGCAACTGTCCGCTTGCCTCGCCCGCTGAACCCATTGCTCCTTGAACCGGAGTCTGTACTGCCATATTTGCCATTTCCCGAGCAAAGGGAGAGGAGATTCGGCTTTTAACAAAAGCGGGCAAAGCAAGCTTTCCTGCAAGCCCTGCGCTTAGCCCGTCGAAAAGAGCGACACCGGCGGCATGGCGTTCGGATTCTCCTTCTACGTTCTCATACAGACCTCTTAGCTTCGGGTCTGTCATGAACTTAAAAATCGAGGCTCCGCTTTGTACGTCAACGGAGTTCTCACCCATTCCGCTCAGCATGCCGGAAGCCTTGTCCAGTCCATACGAATAGGAGCCTGAAAGAGCTCCCATAAGAGCCGGAGCCGCGGGTCCGGCAAAGGAGGAGGCCGCCAGGATAGGCAGCATGGGTGCGTATTGAACCAAGGACTCAGGGCCGATATCTGCAATAACGGATGGGTTTGAAAGAATAAGTTCAATCGCTTCACCTGCTGTCTTTGCCTCCGAGAGTTTTTGAGAGGCCTCGTTGTGCGGATACAATCCGCTCTGCGAATTGTTCCAAGCAGTATCTTTTAGTGCCTGAGAAAGTTCTTCCTGAAGCTTGGTACGAAGAGCCGGAAGACCATGCTCAAAAGCCACGCGATGTGCTTCTCCTGTCGGATCGTCTTCTGATCCGAACAACTCTTCTGCGCTTACACCTTGCGCCAATTGCTTCTCGGTGTTCTCGAGTTCAAGAAGCTGAGAACGAATTCTTTCTGCCTTAGCCACGTTGCCGAAAATCGGCATAGCATTTGCGAGGTTGTATCCGCCTCGAGCAGTTGAGTTTCTTAGCGTCGAAAGAGCCCCTCCTGCTTTAGCGGGCGCACCCATGATCTTCCACCACAGAGTCTCAAGGGAATACGTGGTGGGCAAATCGTCTTTGGTTAAATTTGCAAAATCCACCTCTCCGGCTTTTCTGAGATACACAGGCGTCGCTTCTTTTAATGCATCCTGAGCGTAGAAGTTGTCCACTTCAGCGGGCGTCAGACCGTCAGCCATCTGCGGCTCAATGTCAAAGTCCCGAGCTTTCTTTAATCGAGCCGCGGTCTCTTCCGGACTTTCCTTGGAGGCCATTGCCGACGCCAAGCCTTCCAAAGCTTCCGTGCGGTTCTTATCTGCGTAATAGTCCTTCAATGTATTCGACGGCATTAGAAATCTCCTTGTACTGCATAGTTCGGTCTGCTGGCTTCAAGGGCTATCCCTTTCATCCGAAGCGTCAGATATTCTTTGAAAAGCTGAGCGTTGGAAAAGCGTTTGCCGGGGTTGCTCTGCATAATGGCTTCCGCATACTGCTGAGGCACCTTCCCGTTCATAGAGACAAACCAGTCGGGACTGCGGCTGATCATGATGTGGTAAAGCGCTTCCTGCACTTCTCCGTCAGTGGCCTCCCTGTCCAGCCCCATCGCTTTAATTCTTTGATTGGCGTATTGCTTGAGCTGGTTGTAGGCATCCAAGTTTCCGTGGTTTGGAGTGTCTCCGGCCTTTAGCTCCATGAGCCCCTTTTGACTGTCAAAAATGAAGCCCTCTATATCAAAGCGGCAAGCCATAAGACTTTTAATAAAGGTGTTTCTCTCTTCCTCGGTCAGCTCCCGCTGAAGCTTGGTCTGCTCAACGTTAATGGCCTTTTGAAGCTCAGAGAGCAAGGCGCCTGCCTGCTCTTCTCCTAAATCTTTGAACTTCCCGCTGGTGCTTCTCAGATACGATTTGATGTTTTCAAGCTTGGCAGTCTGATACTCCGGCAGACTTTGACCCGAGGCTGACACCATCCTTGCCTGTGAGGACTTATCTTGCGAGGCCCCTTCCAGCTCATGCATTTTCACCCATTGAGTTTCCAGCGTATCCCATTGCGTAGGAGAGAGCCGAATCCTCATGCCGTTTAACTGCTCTCGGCTCAAATTAAAGAGTTCTTGCGGGCGCACGTTATAGTGCTCAAAGAGTTCTTTATCGCCGCTTGTGTCTCCTATCTGAAGCTTCTGGGCCCATGTCCGAAGCTCAGCCTGCGTTCTTGGATTCATCTGCGGCAAGAGCTGAAGCAGTCGTGTGTCCTGTAAATCACCTCGGGTTTCGGCAAGAATATTTACGCCGTCATTTAAGAGATTGGTTTGCATCAGGACATAATCTTCGTTGTCTCTCTGCTGAGCAATCGCTAAAGCGTTTACGATCTTTTCCCGAGTTTCGGGATTATCTCGAGCTTCAACCGATACGGGCGAACCGTCCGCTATCGCGGCGTTTTCCAACTCTTTTCGAGTACGGGTTCTCCGAAGAGCCTGAAAGTATCTCGGGTCGCCCGGAGCGATTTCTCTGCCGTCACTGCTGTGCGCAACACCTCCGAATTCCTTTTGCACCCACGTGGCAGCTTTATCTACATAGGCAACAGCATCTTTGCCTGCTAGCGCTCTATAACCTAATTTCTTTGCTCGAGCTCTATGTTCTTCTGTTCCGAAATATTTTCGCCAGCCTGAACCGTCCCCTCCGTTTTCTTTATCCATACTGACCGCAAGATTCACATTGCCTCTACCGGCGTTATAAGCACCTGCGGCTTTCAGTAAATCACCATCGTAGAAACGGATATGGTCGGTAATAATCTTGACTCCGATGCGCTCGTTAAAGGCCGGATCGTATTTGATCTTCTCTTGTACCTGAGCCCTTGTAAGCTTATCTCCTAGGGATTGAGAAGCTTCGTAGGCCGCATCCGCACTTACTTGGAATTTTCCATAGCAAAAATCTCTCGGAGCCTTAGGAGTCTTTCCGTCCGAGTACCGACCGATCAAAACTTCGTCATCGTAGATAACGTTACCTTTATCGTCTTTTTCAATCTTGCCGTTGGCGTCTCTGCGAGGCACTTGCTTGAACTGACGATTATTTGACTCTTGTCCCGATATGAAACCCGTCCCGAATTTAACGCCGAGCCCTTGAATTTTTTCTTCCGTTACGGGACCGGCTAAAGCAGAGGCAACCAAAGTCTCGGGCGTATTCTTGTTTCTCTCCCTATCTCTTTGTACCACCTGATCAATTTGATAACCCTGAGAAGCAGCTCGGATTTTCTCACCATACTGTCTTACGGTCTCAGGTGTCATGTGAGGCGCATAGGTGCGAAGAAGCCCTGAGGCCTGCTCTGCCATTGCTGGATTCTTTTGAGCTTGGAAAAGGAGTGTGTCCAGAGCATTGCCTACGGCCTTGGAAGTTTCTTCATTAGTTTTTACAATGACTTCCTGCTCGCTCCAGCCTCCGACTCTTCCGCGCTCTTTCACCGCGACAGAAATATCTTCGATCTGCGTACCTAACATTCCGGGATTGTCCGCGTAGAGCCCGGCCGCTCTTTGAGCCAAAGCAATTCTGTTATCGATCGAGCTTTTTTGATACTGCTGTTGCTGCTGAAAAGCATGACCCATGACTTGGTCGTAATTACCGTTGTAAAGGTAAAGAGCCTTTCTGTTGAAGAGCTGTTGTTGCTCGGGTGTTAAAGACTTGGCTATCTCGCCTCCGTAACGGCGTGCGTCTTTATCAACTCTGTCCGCAAGCCCTAACCCGTTCTCATCCCTTTCCAAAGCGGCCTTTTCTTTGAGACTTCTCCAGCCGTCATTCTTACCATCCTCACCAAACTCCTTTTGGATCATGTAGCGCTTTAAATCCGTAAGCGCATCGTCAACGCGGACGTTATCCTGCTCCGCCTTAAACTTTGCCGCAAGGCGCAAAGCCGGATTCAGATCAACCTTAGGTTTGATGACTTGATCTGCATAATTTGTAAAACCCATCGTCACGGGTTGATTGTTCATCAAAAGCTGTGGGCCGCCGTATGTAGGAACTTTTGCCATCCTTATCTCCCAAGGCCTAATCCGAATTTACCGTTGTACATATACCAGTTGCTTGCTACCTGAGTTGCCCCGCTGAGTCCTGCTCCTAGGGCCGCAACCGGAGCCAAAGAGTTGTTAGCCCCACTCATGGTTCTGAGCGCTCCGCTTTGTGCCCCGTACTCAAGAGACTTGCGGTTGTAACCCCACGCGGCCTGCATTGCGTTGAACTTAGCCGTCCAAACATCCATTTCTTTATCAAGGTCAGTATTAGTTGCAACTTCAGCCACATTGCCTACGCCAAGCGCAACTCCGTTGGCGGCATAGCGCGCCCTTTGCGCTCCTTTGAGTTGCCCAGCCCTTCGAGTAATCTGAGCGACCTTCTGCTCACCTTGGCGATAAGCTGTTTCCGCTCCCATGCGCATAATCTCAGCGTTGTCTTGCGCGATTTGTGCTTGCTTTTTCTGAACGTAGGCCGAGGTCTTTGCGCCGACAAAGGCAGAGTAAATTCCTCCGATGGCTTGCCCTATGGAGGCTCCAAGCATGATGCCGTTAAGTCCGCTCCCCAGAGCTGACGAGCTTTCCGGAATTGGGTTGAGGACTCCGAGTCCGTCAGGGCCCACCGGAGCGCATCCGACAGAAGCCATGTGTTCCCGAAGTGCCGGTGACATATTCGTTATAGAAGCCATACTTATTCCTTTACTGTGCTAAATCGCAAGTGATGCCTACAAGCGTGAGAGGCAAAGGGTCTTTCTGTCGAAGGACAAGTTGTCCTGATGCGTTCCATGAGCCGGGCAGAGGAACATCAATCTCTGTGCTCAAAGGCTCAGGAGGTTCTCCATAAGGCTCGTCCAATCTCTGTTTCACCTCGGTAAGATCGTCAAAACTCGGACCAACGAATATCCCGCTGGACTGGTAAACCTGCATCCAAACGCGATTGATATTTTTCTGGTGACCTCGTCCGAAGGAGCCGTCCTGAAGATTGACAATAAGCGGGAGTGTTTGGATTTCTGAAATAACAGGCAGCCCGACTTGGATTTTCTTGGCCGGGACTTCAAGCGTAATTTGTCCGTTCTTGACCTTTTCTCGAGGAAGCACTGCACCGTCAGCAAGGATTGCCACTTCACAACCCTCAAGATAATCGAGGCCCGAAAGTGTCTGAGTTTCCGCCCCTTCGTAAGTTGAACCCGCATCTACATGGAAGCAGTTTTCCAAGCCGTCATAGAGCCGCTCGTGCATTCGTTCTATGAAACGTACTGTCGCGCCGTTAATCGTTCTGCGCACGACAGCGTACAAAATATCCTCATCTCCTTCCGGAACCACAGCCACTGACTCAAAGGCTCCGTTCACCGTGTCATGCCTGTGCCACGCGCTCACGGCTTGCTCGGGCATGTAGGTGAGCCCCAGCAGCGTGCCGTCTGTCATAGCGCACCAAATAATCGGATGCGGGCTCAAGGCAAGTGCCATGTCCTTTACTCTCGCTCGCTCAAATAGATGCGGAGCAAACACGCAAAGATCGTTTACGGCAAAGCCTCCCTGCTGCCAGTTGTAGCCCATCTCGATAATGTGTCCTCCACGCTCTGAGGCGTAGATCAAATTTGATCGAATGAGAAGCGGCTGTACTTCTGAAGCTCCTTGATAGACCTGTGGTTTAGCAGAAACGGACTCCGGAGTAATGACATCCGAATTTGCGGGTGACAACCTAAAGATGGCGCTTTCCGATAAGGCCAGGAGCTGAGATAACGGAGCTAGATGCTTGAGACGCGAGACCTTCTGCGCGGCAATCTTGAATTTAATGCGGTCATCATCTACCACAGGGATGTGGTAGGCCATGTCGGTTTCTGTGCCTGAGCGCGTCATCCACACAAACTGGGGACGCTTAACGGTCCCCGCAAAACAACGACGCTGCTCGAAGTACGCCACCGCGCTCGGATAGTCTCCTTCTCCGAACATCGCGTCATACCGCGGAGGAGTAATCCCGTCATCAGCGTCAACTCGGTTATCCTCAAAACTCGTCCCCTCTGTTTCACCGATATAACCAAAAACTCCGGCTGTGGACTTATATACTCTGTAGCGTGCAGCGCCCGCAACAGCCGACCAGGTGATTCGATTTAACGCGTTATCCCACCAAAGGTTACAGCTAACAGAAGCAGCCGCACTCGGCGCACTTTCCCTTTGTCCTTCGTCCGAATCTTGGACTGCCGTTACCTTGTACTTATAAGTAAAACGACTGTCGGATTCATTCCCGTTGGGAACATATTCAACAGAAACGTTCCCGGGAGGACTCAAGGGTGCACTAAACGTTACGTTGATCAATCGCCAGTCGTAAGCTCCGTACCTCCGAAGCTCCTTCACGGGATAGTGAGGGTGCACAAGCGTCATGACATCAGCCGACTGCGCGTAGTGAATCACGAAGATATCGTCGGAACTATAGGGCGTGGAAATCTCGTAGGGCGTTCCGTTGGCGTTCATAAGAGTTCCGCCACGAGAGTGGAACCGAATGTACTGATGTCCGAATTCAAGAATCATCGTATCGGTAGAAGAGAACTCAAAGGCGATGAGTCTTGCCGGTTTGTCGGCATACTTTGTTTGTCTCACAAAAGCAAAGCCGCTGCGGTTTTGAACCGGCCCTTGAGGTAAACATACAAAGTTTCGGCAAACAGCCAAACCCGATTTGTACTTGTCATTGTCAATTCGGCCGTACATCGAGGGAGAGACTTCTCCCGTAAAAGATGATTGAAGGGTTCTTACCGCCATAACTACCTCACGGCAATCCAAGGAGCTACATGGCAGATCGGCTCATAATGCTGACCTGCGTCCTTTTTCATGGCTTCTGCCAGCGCCCTTTCGTACTTCGTTGTGATTGCAGCAGTGATCTGCACGCCCTCTTTGCCTTTAATCAAAGCACCGGCTAAAGCTTGCGCCAAGTGCCAAGCTAAAGCATCCACGAAAAGAGGAGGAAAAGAACCGACACCCGGCTCCGCCATAATGTATTGAATAACCGGTGTCGGGCAATCGGTATAAAGCGCCGGAGACCCGTCAAACCTCTCCACAACAAAAGGCGGATTCTGCGGCCACGGGGCCCGCTGAATTGCGCTTGGACGTACCGAGATAACTCTTTGACAGTCGCTCGGCAATGCAAAGAGCCCTCTCCAGCCATGAAGCTCCTTTGTTTGAATCTCAGTCAGTGCCGCTCGTCTGGTGGCAAACCTCCAGTCGTGCGCTTCTAAGAGAATTCCAACTGAGACCGGATAGAGTACTGCACAAACTTTCGCGTGCACACTGCCCTCCGGAGGCTTAATGCTCGTAATAGATCCTGCTTCTCCGACGCGAGTAAGTGCAAGATTACAAATGCTGACTTCGCTTGCCATAGCCGTACCTTTAAAAAAGGGCGCTTGCTAAGAGCGCCCAATACCCACAACCTCAAGGAGAATGACTCAATCGTTACTTATTCAATTTGTTTAGACGGCGCTTCTTTGGCCGCAAACCAATTGTCGTGGCTCATAGAGACAAATGCTCTTACCTTGCCTTTTGTCGGAGCGCCGCCGAATTTAGCCTGAATAAACTGAAGTGTTTTCTCGGGGATTGGCAGTGCAATCTGAGTGCCTGCTTCCGGAGCCGTCAAGGTCTCGGAAATAACAACGTCTTTAAAAGTGCCGGAAGCAGTGTCGCAGTGTGCAATGGAAAAGCTCAGAGTTCCTGTGACATCTTCCATCACCTGAAACACAACCGAGAGAATACGGTTCATCCCCGGAGTAGGCTTGACCTGACAAAGATCAAGCGTATTTGCAGATGCCGCGGCCGCCGTGAGCGCCTGTCCCGCATCCGGTGTAAGCATTAAGAATGCGTCTTTAATCATCGAATTTCTCCTGTATTAACCATTTCGTTGCTTAGGACCCGCCCTGACCGCCTTGAGTGGTTCCTTCCTGAGAAGCTCCGCCCTGAGAGGCACCCCCGGACTCAGTTGTCTTTGTAGGGAACGGGACACGCTTTTCAGTTGGAGTAAGAGCGTCCACAATGCGGATCGGGATGCCTGCATACTTCAGAACCGGATGTTCCTGAGAGACTTGATCCAAAGAAAGCTGAACATTCTTGCGGTTCATGCACTGGGCTTCCAAAGCGTTTCTAACTTCCCGGTTGCAGTAGAAAGCGATGCGGCCGGTATTGAAATTCGGAAGCTTGTTCTTTGCAGTCATCAGCAGACGGATAAGATCTGTACCGCCGTCTTTCTGCGGATCGTCTGTAAGAGACTCCTGATCGATATTAGCGATACGGACTACATAGCGCCAGTCGCGAAGCACGAGGCCGAGATCCCAGTCGTACTTAGTACCCAAGCAGACATATTTGCCTCCTTCGGCGTCCGTCGTCAGATATTCGCCCAAGTCTTGGTGAGAGATGCCGGCGCGGGAGCCTTTCGGATAAGTTGTAAAGAGTGTGCGAGGAGACCAGCAAAGAAGCCAAATAGAAGTGAGTTTATTGCCTTTGCCGCCTGCGTCGATAATGTTTTTAGCATTATCAGCCTTCTTCGGGTCGCCGGAACAATAACGGGGAGCAAGACCCAAGATCTGATCCACACCTGTCTTGTCGTTACCATAAATTACTGCACGCTGTACTTTCTGAGACATTGCCTCGATAAAGGCAGAGTCTTCTGTCAGACGCCACATGCCGGACCAACCATTGATCTGGGCAAGTTTCTTGTCAATTTCGGACAAAGCAGAAAGCATGCCGATCGAGTCTTTGACCTGCGCCGTGGTGGACTTGGACGGCTGCACGCCCCAGTTCAACATACGCCATGCAACTTCAGGCAAACCCGTTCTCACGGTCGTGAGATGCTCAGTCACACCGTTGGCCTCAATGGAGGTCATGTCCTGAAGCATCTCATTGGTTTCGGACATCATTTCAATGATTTCCGTATCAATCTTCTTGTTCCCGTCTAAACGGGAAACGACATCTGCCAGTGTCGGATTAGAGGTATTTAAAATGCCCATTTGTCACTCCTGTTTAAGTTAATTACCAACGCATCGGAGAATTCGGATACATGTCCGCAAAACCGTTGTCTCGTGGTGTCGGAGCACCCTTAACGCCGGAGTCCTGTGAAGTCATCTTGCCGATGCGATAGAAAAGACGAATGACTTCAGGGTGGTTGCAAAGGCCGGAATTGTTCAAAATCTCTCTAAGTTCTGGAGTTGCCAATTTTTGATAAGCACCGACTGCTATCCCTTTATTCGCTTCAAAAGCTGCTCCGCCAAATTCAGGATCAGCTTCAGAGGCCTTCAGCCACTCACCGGCTTGACGAACCAAGTCAGCTCGGAGTTTGGTTGCTACAGACGGGGCTAAAGAGTCCAAGACCTTCTGAGCCTGCTCCTGGGAAAGACCTGCCTCACGAGCGGCTGTCGAAAACTGCTCAATGCTTGTCGGATCAATCGCCGGATTCTCTCCAAAGTTAAAAGGCTCGTACTTTTCAGGAGCAGTACTCTGCTTCTGCTGTTGCCCGTCATTGGCTTCGGGACTTGGCGGATTGACTGCGCCCAAAGCGTTTGGCATCCCGTCGGTTTTCGGAGGATTCGACTGAGTGGAATCCTGCTGACCTTCCGTCTGGGCCTGCTGACCCTCGCCTTGGCCCTGTTGACCTTCCGTCTCAACACCTTGGGTAGCTAAGCCAGTCGAGCCAGTCTGATTTTGTTCATCTGCCATTCTTTCTGTTCCTGTGTCATTACAAAATACTGTTGCGGACAAAGCCGCTGAATTTCACCTAAGAGCCAATAGCCTGTCTGCTTCTTGCCTTCCTCAAAAGCCATGCTCATACCGGGCTCGGGCACTTTGGGATTAAATGTTGAGAGGAAAACTCCGGATCTTTCCAAGAGCCTCCAGGCAAAACGCCTTCCCGACTCCGTACTCAAGAGATTCTCTATGTCTCTGTCATAGGTCTCCTGCTCGATCTGTGCGTAGCGCTCTCCTTCAAGCTTGGCCTGCTCCTCGTCGTAAAGGTTCTGCAACGGATCGTAGTCTTGCCCCTCTGTCACTTAATCAAGCTCCAAGCGAAAGCAAACGGTACCGAGACGATGCTCAGTAGGATCAGCCATCGGGCGGCGAAGAACCAAAGCGGAAATTTTTCACACATGCTCAGCATCAATCTTCTCGCGTGCTTTGATATAATCAATTTCATGGTCGATGCTCCTAAGTGCTTAATCGACTACCGCCGCTGACTGAACCTCAGCGGCATTTTTATTTCTGACCATTATCAGATAGATTTTTCTCGTTATGTAGACAGCACAAAGCCCCGACTGGCGGGGCTTGCGAGAAGTAAGGAGCTTTTTAATAACCTGTAAAAGCGCCCATTATTTGATCGGGTGATTGACTCTGAAGACTGTCTGCGCTGATCCCTAAGTTTTTCGCAACATTGGCTCCCTGCTGCATCATCGCCATCTGCTGAGCCGCTTGCTCTTGCTGAGCTCTTTGCTGACGGATCAATGTCACTTGATCTCCCGAAACGATAAACCGAGGATCAATTCCTAAGGCATCGGAATAATAGTCAACCCAAAAGTCACTATTGAACTTATCCAGCATATCCGGCTTCATTCCTGCTAAAACACCTAAATTCTGTGTAAAGCGGTCAATAGAATTCGTCGTGATCGCTTTCTGAGCCTGCGCGAGAATGGATATAAATTCTACATTTACAGGAGCACCTTGCAGCTCTTCCGGAATCGGAGGAAGCATATTGGTTTCCACCATGCGCTCGAAAGTTAGAGCGATCAACGGATCCAGTGCCTCAGAATTCAAGCGCTCAAGCACAGGACCCATCAAGATCATCTTCTCTTCATGACGCTCGGCAACTTCAGTTGCCGTCATCGTTTTATCTGTCGAGTTTGCCATCATCATGAAGATGTCACGATAGAAAGTCTCGTTGATGCGTTCCCGAGTATCTTGGATATCCTGCAAAAGAAAATCCAAACGCAGAGGTACTTCAAAAGCAGATCGGATGTTCTGCGCCTGAGCCGCATTACTGTAGTACGTGACGCCGCCCGGAAGGATATTGGCGCCGGCATTCTTTAATTCTGCAGGCATAATCACCGGAGGATTGGTCTGATAATCAATCGCCTGAGACTTTCTCTTTTGCTCCTGCTGAAGCTGCTTTAAATCTCCCAACGCTTCCATGCCGGGAGAGTTTCCGTAGATGTCTCCGCCGGTGACTGACCATCGGGCGCAAAGTGCTGGAAAGTTTCTGAATCCGGTTTCTCTTAGGACCTTATCTTCGGACGACTCAACCTCAAAATACACGCTTCTCCACGGCATGTTTTTATTGTCATGCTTCCTCGGATCGTAATTAAGACGAGGTTCAATCGCATTAACCACATGAACCCAAGCGTCACGCTTGCCCTCCTCATACTGCTTGCGTACCGAGTCGCTCACGTTTTCCAGTCCAAACTCACCGACAAGCATTGAGACGGTCATGCGGAATTCTCGGTAAAGGGTGTCCACTTGCCCTCGGGAATCGGTTGCAATCGCAAATTCACCGATTGTCAGCGGCATACAGTGAATTACACGCTCGTAGTCGTCAAGAATAATAGTTGCGCTTGTCCCAAAGGCTCCGAGTTCCTCGTAGGCCATTTGCAAGGCTCTATAAACGTTTGACTTATAGAACACCATCTGCATGAGACTCGTAACCTTACTCATCCATGCTTTGACTTCATAGCTCTCGTCGAGCTCAGGATTTAGAGTAGTCAGCCTGAACCATGGGCGCGCAGGACTTGTCATGCCGCTCATCATCCCGCCGGAAAGAGTTCTCAAAGCTCTGGTACCGGTGTTGTCCAGTATCGCTCGGTAGGCATTCCGATTGCCCTTGTTGTTTCCGGACGGAAGGAACCGTCCCGAGCGAGGAAGGAGTACTTCACTGATTTCTCTCCAGTGCGGCATCCAGCTCGAACGTTCCGTCTTAAGGTCTTCCCAGCGGCGCCGGACTTGCGTCTTCAGGCTTTCCATCAGGTTATCCTCCTAAAAGGCTCGTACCCTTTCCAAGCTTGAGCTGATTCGGGTCAACGCCCAAAGGACTTGTAAGAAGCGTAGAGCCGGTCTCATTCCCCATATTTTTCTCAAGCAGGGCTCCGACATCGGCCTGATTTTGATTTTGCCTTGCAAACTCAGACTTCTGCTGATTCAATGCCTTGCGGCTTGCCTCAGCCTGTTGGTCCGCAGCCGACTTCTGAGCCTTGCTCGTTTTATGAGCTGAATACATTGAAGCACCTGCTCCGATAGCCGCAGATGCAATAGAAGCTCCGATAACCGTAGCGGTTGTTACTCCTGACATAACTCTTCTCCCTGTAACACATCATCCGTAAATTCTTGACGCGCCTGCCCAAGCGTCTCCGCTTTGGTAGCAAACGACATAATTAGTTTCGTGGGAACGAAAGTCCTAAACACAGTTTTTCTTCCCGGCGGGGACGTAAAGCATGCAATCCCGTCCACCACAGACGTCCCGCCGTTCACTGTCATTGCGCACCGCCCTACAACAACTAAGGTCGTAGGGACTTTCATAAGTGCACCGACAAGTAAGACGTTTTCTGGAACAATCGCTATACGCGTATAGACACCTGCGTGAAGTACCTCTTTGATTTCAATCTTCAGCTGAGGGGCCTCTTTAACACTCTCTTCGATCCCGCGAATCGACAAGAGCTCTTGAGGAGAGCAGGCCATTAGCTGCATAAACCCTCCAAAAAGAAAACGGAATTGGTTTTCTCTGCTTTGTGACTGAGCAGTTTTTCAAGTCTTGATCCGGCCGGCGCCGAGACAAAAAGACCTGCTGAGCCAAAAAGAACCGCGGTGTTTCTCGCCCACTGCAAGAGCTTGAGGCCATTATTTCCGGTTCTGAAGGATTTGCTCAGGAACAAACTCTCTGTAGAAGCAAGCGTTTCTTCTTTGAAGTGCGGTACAAAAGAAAAGACCACAACTACAAAGCCAACCATCGTATCTCCGTTGAATGCGCCTGCAGCTTTCAAAAGTCCCAGCTCTTCAAGCTTGAGATACTGACCCTCATTGGGAGGTGAAGCAGCCAAGGTTCTGTTTGCGCACTCCTTTGAATACTCCTTGATCAAACGTCGTGCCTCAGGATACGAGAAAAAGTCCTTGGCACTTACGGGACGGATTTCAATCTCTGGCATATCTCTTAAACAGCGCTATTACTTCTTTAACGATCAATAATCCGAGATAAACATCTAACTCCCAGATAAGAATGTTTACCCAAACACTTACATTCACTGGCATATCTCCATCGAACTTTACAGAGCAATTGTCGGGCAGATTTTTTTCATTATGTAGACACCCTAAGCGAAGGGGTCGTAGGCATTCCTGTCTAAGCCTTGGACATTTTCAGTTCTAGGAGCGATTCCATACTCCGGAAGCTCGTAAGCAAAAGTCAAAGCCAGTGCGTCAGCGATATCGGGCGAATGAAGCCCACGCTTTTTCATTGAATCCTTACTCTCAAGCTTGATCGCACCGTTTGGCAATATCTCGTATTCAGGAGAAATCAAGTCAGCCAACAGTCCCTCGTCTTGGGGCAATAGACCTTTGTTTTTGATCCATTCCTTCATGCGCCCCCACATCTCGTCACGCTTAAAACGATAGGCCGTCGGGTCATCTGCACTCCATCCGAAGTTGACGCCATAGACCTCAAAATACCCGTCGTCTTGCAGGACATCGACGGGGCCTCCTCCCACGCCGCCTTCGTCCACATGCACACGTACTTCCTCGAATCCAAGACGCCGGATACGCGCTATTGCCGCCTTGACCTTAGAGACGACCTCAACCGTAGACAGTCCTCTGTAACGCTCGAATGGAAGTCGTCCGTCACGTCCGATTCTGTAGTAGATCACCGTCTCGTCATTACCGTAGCGAGCCACGTCTACTCCGATAATGGCAAGGTTTGCTTTTAGACCTCCTCCCGGGCGAGCCATCGCTTCTTCGACTGATTTTGTCGGAATAAACTGCGAACTGGACGCGTTAGGAAACTCACCCATGACACGGACACGGAAGAAGTCAGAATCTTCCCCATACTCCTCGAGCCATTGCTGAATCTGCTTTTTATTGGTGATATGACACGTACGGGAGTCAACTTTACGAATATCCCAAAACTTAGCCTTGGAGTGGAAACAATCGTAGAAACGGCCGGAAGATCGCGTCGGGTTTCCAAAGAGAAACATCATCGGCTCACCGTCCGTTAAACCGCCTTCGGCAACTTCATAGATGGCGGCAGGAATAGCTGAGGCCTCGTCGAAAATGTAGAACGGAGTCGAAGAAGCGGCATGCAGACCGGCAAAGGATTCTGCGTTTTCTTCTCGGCAAGTCAGCGCATCCACTCGCCAAGATTCGGGAGACTCTTTGGAAACGATGGAAGTGGCTTTCATATCGAACATGTCCGCAACGAGTGAGCGGCGCATCCACTTCGTAATCTCAGCCCATGTTTTTGTTTCGAGCTGGTTGGCCGTATTCGCCGTCACCACGCCTTTGCAATTTGGACGGGTAGCCATGATCCAGCACACGAGCCAAGCAGTAAAGGCTGACTTTCCGATACCGTGCCCGGAAGAGACGGCCATTCGGATCGGATCAACTGCCTGAGAACCGTCGAAGCCTCTCTCCTTAACGGACGCCCCTATATCATCGAGCATTTGGCAGGCCCACTCGTCCGGACCGAATTGGCAGTTTGGGTAGCGAGAAGCCCACGGCTCCTTGAGCCTCACGACAGAGGTTTCGGGCAACTCTCCCCATGGAAAGGCCCACATCACAAACCGCAAAGGATCGTCATAGCACTTCGCCAGTTCGAGATAAATATCATCTTGATTTACAGACATAGAAAAAGCCCACCGTGTAGATGGGCCTAATCATCCTTCAAAGCCTTTGAGTTATGTAGACAGTTACATTACTGTTTCGTCTGCTCGAACTCTTCGATCACCTCTTTGGAGTCCTTGATAAGCTCACCCAGACAAAGAAGCAGGTAGTTCATACCTTGACACCGGAGCTTGATGTTTTCTAAAGAGACCCCGTCATCCAGGGCCTCCTTAATAAGCTTTCTTACCGCGTCCTTCCGTGACTCAGGTGTTCCATCTATCCAGTCAACAGCTTCTCGATCTCCCGCGACTCCGTGCTCCAAAGTTTCTGTAATCTTCTTTCTGAGAGCTAACGGCTGCTGAGCCATCAGCGCAACAACTTCCTCAGAAGTAACACCTTTAACGTCTACCATTCTTCCAGCTCCTCTTCTCTGAGTTTGACACCTTGAAACATCCATGCGTTTTTGTACAACCTTCCTTTTTCAATCTTCTCTTTGAGTTTGCGAGTAAACAGCGTTTTAGTGTATTGACCGATTTCCTCTTCCCCGTCTCTAGCCCAGCGAAGAAAATCGCTCCAGGCATCCTTGGCCTTCAAACCTTCTCCCGGTTCAATCTCACACTCCTCAATACGCTCTGTTCGCCAACGTTCAAGAACATCCGAACCTTCCCTGAGTTTCTCTTTGAGGAAGCGCACCTCGTCCGGAACATCAAGACCTTCCTTTTGATATCGATGCAGCCCTTCCAAAAGCCAATTGAGAATGCCCGGAAGCTCCTTTCTGAGTTCGTCGGTGAGATTCAGGTTCTTTTTGATCTTGGGGTCCTTATCAAAGTTCCTCGGAAACTCAAGGAAAACAAGACGCCGCCAAATACCGTCATCAGTTGCCTTGATAACCGGAAGATGGTTCGTTGAAAGAATCATCGTCCATGTAGGATCGATGGTCTCAACAGTCGACGAATACATTTGCCGAGCGACAACCGGATCGCCGCCTGTCATGCTCTTGATGCCGGCCTCATTCAGACGGGCTCCTTCGTCGGTCTCCTGACCCACAACGAGCCTCGCACCTTTGAGTGCGATCAAGTCAGCCCGAGCGCCACCTACTGTGGAGGCTCCTTTGACAATCGAGGCGAAAGTGTCCGAACTAATTGCTCGATAGTACTCTCCGAACACTCCGGCCAAGATTCGCATAAGGGTCGATTTGCCGTTGCAGCCGGCGCCGTGAAGAATTATGAAAAGCTCTTCTTTCGTCGTTCCTGATAACGCATAGCCCATTAAAGTTTGGAAAAAGAATGCAAGTTTTTCACTTCCCAAACACTCCTCAATCGTTCTTCTCCAACGAGGGCACTTGGCCTCGGGATCGTACGAGACGGCCGAGCATAAAGAGATTTTTCTTCGCTTATCGGGCGGCAGAAAGTCTCCGGTGAATAAATCAATGTCCCCGTTGTCCACTCCGAAGTATTGAGTTCCCTTATCGAAATCATTGGCCTTAACCAAGTGGGTAAACTCTCGCTTCATATTCGTAACGACACGAGAGACCAAGGAAGAGGCCTTTGCCTTGAACTTCCCGTACTCCGACCAAGCGGCTTTCTGCAGTTCTTCCGGTGCATCTTTTGCTGCCCGAAACATGATGTGCTCTATGGACTGGGCAACCAAAGCTGTCAGATAATCGTTTCCGATCCTGTCCCAGTGCTTGCCATTGAAGAGGTACCATTCGTCGTAGTTTTCAAGCCGCTTTAACTTCCCATCAAAAAGCTTGTACATGCGCTTTGAAAGATCGAACTCCGTGGTCCCGTTTTCAAAATTGTCATGGTACTTATTGAACTCTTTGATGAGCCAGCGCATGGTGACGGGATCATCATGCGCACCGCGATTAAACGTGCTCCACTTATAGGCCAATGACTCATAGTCTCGGTACCCTGGCTTGTCACACGCCCATTCGTTCCATATCAGCATAGCCTCCTCGTCACCTTGGAATTCAAAGTGGAGAGCCATACCAACTCGGATATAGGTGTTGTAATCAGGCTTATCGATACCGGCGCCGTTGACAATTTCTCTAGCCTGAGAAATCGTCAACCCGCAGGGCTCGGTACCGAAGGGATCGTCGTCTTTGTTGCCGCCTCCGGAGGCCTGACCTACGGGTTTATAGCCGTGCGCTATCGCGATCTTCTCAAAACCTTGCATTAACTCGTCCACGTGCTCAGCAGTGGTATCGGGGAGTTTTTCAGCCGGATAATATGCAGGCTCATATTTGCAGTCAGCATTATCCCAGGTGTAAGGCATCTGAGTCTTTTCATGGATGTGGTACGCCACAATCTGCTTGCCTTTACCCAAAACCTCAAGACGAATAACCACTCCATCCTTTTCAAGGAATCTGGTCGCTTTACTTTTCCAACCGGCTTCCGCAGCTCTCAAGAGCACGGCCTTCCTTGGAGCTCGACCGGTACGGACCAAGTCCGTATCGTCAAACCCGATCTCGTTGAGAAACTCCTCGACTATGGACTCATCGGAACAGTCGATATCCAAACAACAGATCGGGTTCTCCCCGACCCCACAAAGAATACCGACACCTGCCGCTTTTTCCGGGTATTCCGCACATTCCTTTTCTGTGAGCGGGTGCTCCTGCCAAGCCTTTCCGATTGGGGCTTTGGAATTGGGCCGGATAGCGACGACTTTATAACCGTTGGATACGACCAACGGGCCTTTTTCTCGAATATAGGATTTAGTCATTAGTCTTCTTTCCTTGGCAGAGTTTCTCTATTTCTTGACTTTTTTTCTCAAATCTGACCATGCTCTCTCTCAGCTTCCCCGCTACTCTCTTTCCAGAGGATCTTCCCTCGGCAATCCTGATAAGAGAAGCCTTATGGATTCCGCTGTCATCCGAGATTTCTCTGTAGGTATAACCTCTGTGCAAAATCCGCTCTAAACAATTTTTAGGGTCAAGTTGCATTTTTAAACCTTCAATACATAACGCAACCATTCTAGAGAGTTGTGTTTTAAATCGCAACCGTTAGAATATTTACGAAACTAAATGCAACTTATCACAACTTAATTTCCCAAGGTAGTCACTATGAAATTTTCAGAAAAATTACAACAGCTTCTATCGGAGCAAGGACTTACTGGATACGCCGTTTCTAAAGGGACAGGACTTCCTAAGTCAACTATTTCCAGAATTTTGAACGGAGAGGCTAGCAATCCAAGAAGTTCTACACTCGCTGAAATTGCCGCTTTCTTGGGCATAACAACGATTGAACTAACGAACGGCACTGATCTTCAGGAATCTTATTCAAGAAAACTGGGAAAGATAAAGAAGGGCCTTCGCGTTCCCCTGTTAGACTCGCCGACGGAGGCTGCTTACTTCTCTGCAGTAGAAGGCGACGTCCCGGTAGGATCGGATTTCTTGCCGCCGATACCCTTCTCAAATGACAATAACAACGAGTTAATCGCCATACCAATGAACTCGGAGGCGCTCTCTCCCAGAATTAAAATAGGAGACATCGTGTATTTTGATACGCACATCACTGAACCTGATAGCGAATTCAAGGCTAAAAACGGAGATGTCGTAATCGCATTTCCCGATAACACGGGTTGTGCAGTAATCAGAGAGTTCTACAAGGACGACCTAGGCAAAGCATGGCTAAGAGCAACAAATCCCTCATGGCCCGGAGATAAGGCCGTCCCCTGCAACCCGTCCAAGGATCTCGCAGGAATTGCAGTAAGTTTTGCGGCTAAGCTTTAGAAACGGCCGGCTTTAATCAAGAAGGTCTGATTTACTGAAACCACAGGAGCCGGAATGACATGGTGGAAACTGGCTGTTGACATATCCCAAGTAGTTGTTGGGGTAGCTACGTTTTGTTTACTTTGCATAAGCTTGGCAGAAAGAAGGGAGAAAATTAAAAAGATCGAAGAGCTCGATCGACAAAAGAGGCTTCCAAAAATTAACTTATCGATCACAAGAACTTGCTATGACAGATCATTTCCTGGTTTGGTAGCACCCTACTTCCTAGATATCACTTTTCTCCCTTGTGAAGAGCCTTTGATCATCAAAGAAATAGAAACTCTTTGGGGCGGCTTTCTAAACGGTGGGTACACAGCCACTCTGTCAACGGCAGGTGCCACAGTTGGAGAGGGCCTTCCTCAGGAAGATAATGCTTTACTTGTGCCCTCGTTAGATGTTTCTTGGATACTTCCTGCTTCCTCTTTATCTAAGGAAGAGTTCTTTACAGCGCATCTACTCTGCAACGACATTAGCGCACACTCAATGGATCGGAGAGTTGCAATGCTACGGTTACGTGACGCTAGTAAAAACATTGCTATCCAAGTCAAGATAACAATGAGCAACAGCTCAATTATCAGTATCGAAACAAGCAATAATCCCACTGTTTTCTCCGATTGGAACAGGCTCAAAAATGAGAAAGGACTTCTCCCCTCATAACGGGGTACGAGTGTTCTCTCTTATACCAAGAGAAACCTCGTGAATATCAAGGAGAATCTTATACAGCTTAAGTCCAAACAAAAAGACCACAACGAAAAGGCAGGCTGTCTCTAAAAACAAGAAGCAAATTAAATATTCCATCATCCTTATGTCTCCGAGCCTTGTAGTCTCTTTCTGGCTGACAGAATCGCCTGAGCCCGATTGTCGTTCATAGCGACCTTCAAAGTGTCGCCATACTTCTCCGGCGCCCACTTCTTGAGCAACTCAAGCCTAGCGTTGAAGGCAAGCTTTCTAGCGTACACATTGTCGTAACGCTTGACAGCGCGCACCACCGAGCCGTCTGCTGCCGTGGTCTCAATGACTTCCTCAACCACCTTCGGCGTTGTGGCAATCTCGAGCGCCTCTTCCGCCAAAACGTCGTTGCGTAAGGACTTGGCCTCGTCCAGCGCCTTAGCGAAGTCCGGATCCTTTCTCGCGAGTTTCGCTACCGAACCGGGACCTACTTTGGCCTTCTTGCACCAATCGGAGATCAAGCCTCCGTTGGCAATGAACTCCAGCAAACAAGCCTTTCGGGACAATGTCCATGAGCCGTCCGCAGATACCGGAATCGGACCGGTGGGTTTCGTGTGAAGCGGCATCACCTGCTCTTTCATTTCGAGCCTGCCTCCCCACTCCCGCTGCTCCTTGACCGGCTTCTTTCGACGCTCGGACACGATTCTTTGGAGCTCTTTTTCTGCCTCCTGCGCATCTTTGGCACCTGTGATGACCCGTCGGATACGGAGCTTCGGCGTCCGATCGCTCATCGCGGCTGCCTCCAGTAACGCACATTGAAGGCTCTTGTCCTGCCGCAGGAGATCGACCAAACGGTTGCTCTGGGCATTTCCATCTTGGCCGCTATCCGGCTGTAGGACCAACCGAGGCTCCGGAGGTAGAGGACGTGTTCCACATCGGACTCCGTGTAGACGGCTCGTGGGTGATCAGTCCCGATCCGCCTATGGGATTCGCTGTAGGGAACAAGGTTTTTCATCCGTTTATTTTTCTCCAAAGCCGGGTTTTGTTTCAGATAGTTTCGTATTTAATTTTTTGTTTGTCAAGGAAATAAAAATATTTTTAAGGGTTTTCTTGGCGTTTAATTCAAACGGGAAAATTTTTCCCGTTCAATTCAAAATAGTTCAAAATTCACCCCACTACTCGGTCAAGGTAGAGGGCGGAATCGGGCGAAAATTTAGGGGGTGCCACCGGGTGGGGGTCATCATTTTTCAGAAGAATTTTTTATTTGTTTTCATTGAGTTATTCAACATAACGGATATTATGTTGAGTGCTTTTCCGAGGGCGAAAGCGGCCCCGCGCGCGTTTACCGGACACCCTAATCCCGCTTTTTCCTACCATTCAAATCGAAAATAGTACAAACCTTCTAAATAAAATAGAAAGTTTTCTAAAAAACGCCGAAAAACCTAAAAAACTCAATTTTATTTAACTTTTTAGTTTTTTTAACTTTTCTTGTAAAACTCTTATATGTATATATTCTTATATTTTCTCTAATAAGAAAATGTTCTAAAAATAATTAAAAAAACTAAAGAACTAAACGTTTAATAACACTGAAAAGTAAAAATATTCCCGTTCACACCCGGCTACACGCGGCAAAATTTTCCCGTTTGCTTTCGTTTTCGACTGATGACTCTTTAATTCAGTTTTCCTTTTCTTAAAACCGCCGGTAACGCATCCTTCTAACAGTTGCATATTAGTCAATATTTACAATTTTTAACACTCTCAATTAGTTGCTATTGCAATTTATCGCAACCTTATTTATAGTTTCGTTATCGGTATTCGCTACCTTTTCTTCAATCTTTAAACGGAGTAAACACCATGGCAACAAACTTCACACCGAACATCTATCCGGCTCCTCTTGCAGTCGCAGCCCTTAAAAACATTATTGACGGTTTGACTCTTCCGACAGCTCCCGCCGCGGTTGAAATCCGTAAGCCGCTGGAAACTCCGGACGACGAAATTAACTCTTTTTTGTCTGACATCCGAGCTGCCTACAATGTTTTAAATAACCTTGAAGAAGCCGCCCGCTGTTTCGCTGTTTATCAGTTTGCCCCGGCTTGCCTGAATATTGAGCGCCTGGATCTTGTTAGAGACTTGTACAGATTCTTATCTGATTCCGTTGTTTCTAAACTCATTGACTACGCACTTGGTGATATCGATCACGCTGAAAAGAACGACACCTTAAATCTTTTCACTTTCGACGAAACTCAGGCGCTCATTACTGATTTAGTTAATCCCTTCATTGACCCGCTCGATATCAAAAAATACTTTGACGAGGATAGGAAGAATTGCGGCGCCTTCCTATTAGTTGAAGCTAGCGGCCCAACTTTATACGTTCACTGGTTAGATGAGGTCGGCGCCTATGTTACTGCCAGTGGTCGCACTACAAGCGGCAGCGAAACCCGTCGCCTTGGTCTTGAGGATCTTGAGATCATCAATGAGCTCTATTTTGCCGGTGAGCTCAATATCTAATAGGAGTCGGATCATGGAATATAGATACTATGCTCAGGCCAGTGTTAAACGCACATTCAAGGGCCTCACGGTTATCGCCGAAGCTTTTAATGAAATCGAACCGGCTGACACAATGGACGGGGACGATCCCGCGGTTTTTACCTCTTACTCCCTTGAGTATCAGGATCAGAACGGCAACGCTATCGCCGAATATAACAACGCCGGCTTTATTTGGTTTTGGCATGATCCGAAAACAGGTGAGTTGCTTATAGATGCCTCAGAAGGTGACTCCGAACTCACAGACTTGGAAGGGAACCCGATAGAAGCCGAAGGCCTTGCACACATTAAGTCACTTGTCGGCGGTGACGTTGCTTTATCTCATTTAGTGGGAGCCGCCGAGCGTGCACTATTCAAGAATAAAAAGCTTGTCAATTTGGCGGAAGCCGCTTTGAAAGATTTTGAAGCCGAATTAAAAGAGGAGGCCGCAGCATGTTAACAGTTAAATTACTCGCAGCCGTTAATAAAGCTACGGGCTCCGATGATCGTCTCGAAGGAATGTATATCGACATTAGTAAGGGTTTTTGTTATGTCACTAACCGCGTCTTACTAGTAAGAGTTGCCATTAACGGAAAACGTAGCCAGTCTAAAAAGGCCTTTAGGTTCGTTCCACTTGAGTATTTGAAAGAGATTGCCAAGAAAGAAAAGCCCGGCACTGTTATCCAGTTCGATGCAAAGAATAACCAGCTCATCGCCGGCGCCTCTCGGTTCAATATGTATGACCCTGATCCCAAGCTCCCGGAATCATTCTTTGCTTCTTTTGAAAAGTTTCTTACTCCGACTGAAAAAGATCAGGAATTCGGATTCTATGCACCCCAATACCTGAATTTAATCGAGTCAATATTAAAAGCAGCCGGCGCCGGTTCTCTGAATCGTATTAGCAACAGTATAAAAATCGACTGGGTTGCAATTCCAGGCGGCCGCCGTGGTCCGTTGGTTGTAGATACAGCCTCGCACGGGATAACGGCGGCGCTTATGCCCATGGCAGTTTAGGAGGATCGGACATGTTAGATGATTTCACTGTCGGTAAATATCGTTACGAGATTTTCACAACGGGGCGCCTGATTACTTGGCTGCGTATTGACACCGAAAATACAGCGGCTCCAATTGAATCCAGAAGCTTAAAGCCTACGGCCCGGCGCCGTGAAGTGATAGCTGCCTTTAACGCCTAGGCAGCACCGGAGGACACCGGCCGCCTCCCTAAATCCGGGCCGGGTTCTATAAGTTCATTCTCTCGAGTGGATTTATAAAACAAAGTTTTTAGACCTTTGGGACGATCCCCAAACAGAAATAAGGACGCATCCGGATAAAACCCCGGGCGCGTCCTTTTTCGTTTTTAGGACAAGTGAAAATGGTTTTTAGAAGGATTGAAATTAGAGCGGTAAGGGCTCCGAAAGTCTTAGACGGTATCCAGGCGCCGGCCAAATATGTCGCACGCCTTACGATCGATAACAAGCCCGCTCCGGTTGTCTCGTTTATCTATTTTGATTCGAGCTTTTCCGGCTGTCCCTTGATTACTCAGGTTGACGATTTTTCCCGCGCGCTGGTCTATCGCGTCATCGTTGCAGGCTCAATCCGTGAGGCCCTTCGCACTGCTGCTAAGCAATTAGACGCCGGGAAAGAAAAGATCAAATTTACCGCCCGGGTGGATTTAACCAGGCGCCTGAAGTTCCTTAGTCCCGGTTCCCCGATGGTTCAAATATTAAAGGAATCAGTAAAGCCGGAAGTTTTTCCGGTTCCTATTGAGCACTTGACTAACCCCGTGAACTCATAAAAGGAGTTTATTTAAATGAGCATTGAAACTGAACTTAAAACATTTAATGAGCATTTTGGACGCTTCATTAAAACCGAAGAAGAAAAAACAGCCGCGATTTCTAAACTTGCGGATGCGATTTCTCAGGCGGTCATTAGCCCCGCAGAAATGCGAATGCAGCCCTCTCCCGCCCCCGTGCTGAACGAGGCGAAATCGGCCAAGGTTCAACCCTCTATTGTCACGCCCGCACAACCTGCACCTGCTCCCGTCGAGCAAAAAGCAACTCCCTCAGAAAAAGTCGAGCCTGTCACTCAGGCTGAGGTGGAAAAAGAACCGACCGAAGAAATGATCAAAGATGCTAGAAATAAAGTAATTGCCTTGTGTAATAGGCTAAAAGGCGTACTGGGCGGAAAAGAAAAGGTTAAAGAATTTATTAAATCTTTTGGGCATGGTGATAGTGCAATCGCTTTAAGTTACGACCTTCAATTGAAATTTATCGATTTTGCCTCTCAGAAACTGTCCTCTCTGGAGGCAGCTCATGCCTAGTATCGTCCCCATCATCGACAATGAAGAGCGCCGTCACTCTTTCCTTCAGCCGTCGGCCGCCTTCAGGTGGATTCACTGCCCCGCCTCTCCTTGGGAAGAGCAAGAAGCTGTTCAAAACAAACCTGAACTTGCTGACGCCGGTGCCTACGCCAATGAAGGTACTGACGCGCATTCTGTAGCCGAACAGTGTCTAAACATCATGCTCACTGAGGAAAAAGAACCTAGTGAAATCGTTGCCGACATTATGGACGACTCTCTGCGTCCTTATATCCAAGCCTATCTTGAGGCAGTCCGAAACACTTATTTTGAAGAGCCCGAAGAAGCCGGAGTAGAAACATCAATTGATCTTTCTCAAGTCGTTGGTGTCAAAGATACATGGGGAACGGTTGATTGCTATGTTGTCAGCGGCGGTGAACTTTTCGTTTTCGACTATAAGCATGGCGAAGGAAAAATTGTACGGGCCGAAAACAACTCGCAGCTGATGCTGTATGCGCTCGGAATTCTCCAAGCACCTGAGCTTCAGAACGTCGAAACCGTTCATCTTTGCATTGTTCAACCTCGAGCCGACAATATTTCCGAGTGGACCGTCTCCAGAGAAGACCTGCTGAAATGCAATGTCGATGTCATCTTGGCCGCTTCCAGAGCCAATGCCATTCAAAAAGCAAGGAAGGCAGAACCGGAAGACTATGCGCCCGATGCTGAACGATGCCAGTGGTGCAAGGCTAAAAACTTCTGTCCTGCTCGTTCTCAATCCCTCAGTTCTGCCCTTTCTCTCGATGTCGAGCTTCCGGCGCCGGCTATCAGTGAAGCCGAGATGCTCGGTCGAATTTTCAACAGCATCCCGATGTTCGAGAAGTACTTCAAAGACGTCGAGGAAGAAATCAAAGACAGAATCCTCAAAGGCAAAAACGTACCCGGAGTGAAGCTTGTGGCCGGAGGCCTCGGAAACCGCACTTGGAAAGATGCAGCCGAAGCCGAAGCACTTCTGAAGAAATTCAAAGTTCGCCAAGACGATATGTATGTCCGCAAAGTGATCAGTCCTACTCAGGCTGAAAAGCTTTGTAAGAAGCTCCTCGACCCGGAAAACAAAGAAAGTAAGCGAACCGTCATCGGTTTAAAGACTCAGTGGCCGCAGCTTGAAGAGCTCATTGTCCGGAAGGAGGGAGCGCCAAAACTCGTTCCGATCACGGATCCTGCGCCTGCGTTATCTCTGGGATTTGAAGAAGACGATTTCAAGGATAACGGAGATGGAAATCAACCAAAAGCAACCCAAGGATAGAAACCAGCTTTTACCGCCGTTTGCTCAAGACCTTCTTAAGCGAGCGGCAAAAACAGGCAGACCTTATTCCAAAGAACGCACTGCCGCCATCGATAAGGCCATCCAAACCATTAAACGGTCTTGTCCACAATATTTTAAGGAGTAGTCATAATGACTAAGAAAACCAACGTTATCGTACTGAAAGACGTACGTATTGCATTCCCTCACGTTTACACCCCTGTCCGTCCTTATGGAACGGAAGACAAGACTGAGGAAGAAGTCTCCAAACTGAAGGAATGGAGCGCTCAGATTCGTATTTCTAAGGAGCAGTTTGATCAGGTTAAAGAGTTGATCAGTAAGGTTGCTCAAGAAAAATGGGGGCAAAAAGCAACTCAGATGCTTAAGAAAATCGCCACGAATTCTCCCAAAAACATGTGCTGCCGAGAATTTGAAGACGAAAACACCGGAGAGACTTATTACGCCATCAACGCCAAACGCAAAGAATACAGAGGCAAGAACGGTCAGGGCGGAAAGAATTTGGCTCCTCAGACGTGCGGCCTCGACTGGAGACGAGCAACGACAGAAGACGATCCGGAGGCTATCACTGACGGATGTGTTGCTAACGTCAAGCTCTCATTTTTCTGTTACGACCAAGTTGTTACGGGTGTCGGATGCGATCTGTGCGCCCTGCAATTTCTGAAATCCGGAGAGCCGTTCGGTAAAGGCGGCGTAAGAGTTGAAGACGGAGACTTCCCTGACCTGTCTGCCCAATCGACCGTAGGAAATCCTCCGGAGGACGACGATAACGCCTGGTAATTAAGGCAGATGCTTTATCATAGAGGCATTCATTCGAGTGCCTCTTGATAAGGCAAGAACGTGTGCGGTCGGGGACGCTTCCCCGGGCCGGACTTTAGGCCACGTGGTGGCCTTCTCCGCCGGTTCTAAATAGAAGAGCGCTTCTATGCACGTTCTGCCTCCAAATTTTTATCGGAGACACTTGAATGGATTCTCTACCTATCACCTACTTTGACTTAGAAACTTTCAGTTCCGTCAATTTAAGAACCCGCGGCACGCATGCGTATGCCGCCAGCCCGGACGCCCGAGTCCTGCTTTGGGGCTATGCCTTGGATGATGCACCCGCCAAAGTTTGGGACGTACACAATGAACCAATGCCGCCTGACCTGCTTAAAGCACTTGAAGAGGTCGGACTAGGAAAACGGCTTCACGTATGGCAAAACGGACAGGCGTTCGATACCGTCTTCCTCTCTTATCAGACCAACGGAGGCCCCACATTGCCGCTTGAGACGTTAGTGGACACCATGCTCATTGCCTATCAGCATGGCCTTCCCGGGAACCTCGCAGGCTTGTGCGAAGTTTTCCGACTGCCTCAAGATAAGGCAAAAGACAAAGACGGCCTGCGTTTAATCAATTTATTTTGCAAACCAACACCCTCTGGAAAGGTCAGGAATAAACAGACTAATCCGGAAGATTGGGCGAAGTTTATCAATTACTGCCGTCTGGATATCGAGTCCATGCGAGAAGTTTATAAACGACTCCCAAAAGTAAATTGCACGCCTATGGAGCAAAAGCTTCAGGTCTTGGATGCAGTTATTAACCGCCGCGGTATCTGCGTCGATATGGACTTAGTGCACGGTGCGATTCAAACTGCAGAACTCAATAAAAAGCTTCTTGCAGAAAAAACAAAGAAGCTCACAGGCGGTGAGGTCTCTGCAGGAACTCAGAGAGATGCATATCTGAAGTGGTTAAACGAACGCTACAACCTGCAGATGACCTCTTTCACAAAAGCAGAAATAAATAAGCGCCTGGACGACCCGGACGTGCCTGAGGAAGTCAAAGAGCATCTGCGCAACCGTGTGAAGTCGGCCAAAAACTCCGTTGCGAAATTTAAAAAGATCGAGTCAATTGTCGTCGGAGATCGGCTTAAAGGGACCATGCAGTTCCGCGGTGCAGCCCGTACCGGACGATATGCAGGACGACACTTTCAGCCTCAAAATCTGGCCCGTCCGACGCTCGCAAATGACGAAATTGAGCTTGCTATTTGGTCTCTTAAAAACAATTGCCTTGTGGATATTTGGGCTGATCCGGGAGAAGTTTTATCCAATTGCGTGCGAGGCGCCATTGTTGCTCCGAAAGGAAAGAGGCTCTGCATCGCAGACTACTCAAACGTTGAAGGGCGTGTACTGGCCTGGCTTGCAGGAGAGACATGGAAACTTAATGCCTTCATGGAATACGACACTCTGTTAACCAAAGATAAAGAATGGAAGTTGCCGTATAGAGACGGCTGGGATTTTGATTGGGCGACAAACGAAAAAGGTGAGCTGATTCATAAAGGACATGACCTTTACAAGCTTACCTATGGCAGAACTTTTAACGTTGATCCGGAAAAAGTCACGAAAGCTCAACGACAGATGGGAAAAGTGCTGGAACTCGCCATGGGCTATCAAGGCGGACCAAAGGCCTTCTTAACATTCGTAGAAAACTTCCACATCGATGTCGACGAAATGGTCGCTGCTATTCGCAAGGCAGTTGATCCTTCGTTGTGGATCCAGAACCAAGGAAAGCTCGACTGGGCGATTAAAAAGGGACTTGTCGAGGACATGACACCTGAAACTTGGGTTGCCTTTTCTTCTGTTGCAGACGCATGGAGGCGAGCCAACAGCCGCATTACCGCACTTTGGGAGACTTTAGGCAACGCCTGTCAAGAAGCCATCGTAACGCCAAACCGTGTCTTTAATGCTGGCAAGAAACTATCTGTGAAACGGCAAGGAGCTTATCTGTATGTCCGATTGCCCTCGGGAAGAAAGCTTGTTTATCCGGCGCCGGCCTTCTCCAGCGATCACTGCGACATGACTTATTACGGCATTGAGCAGTACTCAAAAAAGTGGAAGCCCATAAAAACCTACGGAGGCCGCTTAGTTGAAAACGCAACACAGGCCGTAGCTTGCGATCTGCTTCTTGAAGCAGGCCCTCGCCTAGAGGAGGCAGGCTACGAGATCGTTCTATCTGTACACGACGAGTACATATGCGAGATACCTGATGACGAAACTCGAAATTATCGACAGATGGAGGAGCTTATGTCGACGCTGCCGACATGGGCTGAAGGACTCCCACTTGTTGCAGCCGGATTTGAATCATATCGATATAGGAAAGAATAAAGGAGAAAACCAAATGAAGATTCTGAAATTCACGGAAAAAGTCTCAAGAAACGGATACGACGAGAACGTCACCTTCTTTTTTAACTCCGACAAAATCAAATACTTCGGTGTATATCCGGCTAAAAGGGCACTCCGCATTTACTTTAGAGGGGATACGTACCTTACCTTTTCTGATAAGCGTCCGGATATTCCGAATCTTAGCTTAGGCACCGCGCTCTCCGACTTTCTATCAGCCCCGGACGACAAAGAACGTACACAACCGTTTGAGTTGGGTCCGCGGATTAGTGACCCTGTCCTACCTGAAACTACTACGACAGAAGAGATTTTCAGAAGAAGCGAGAAGAGATTGAGGTAGCAGGGAGAAAGTAAATGAACGACAAGGTTTTCTATTTTTCATTCGGTGCGGCAGTCGGCGCCTCACTCATGTGGTTGATCTGTCTGTTTTGTTGGTAATAAGGAGAAGTAAATGGATAAAGAAAAACTGAGAGAAGCCGTAATCATCGGGACATTGGCGGCAGTGCATCTGAAGAAAGATAAGCGTTTCGCCGACGTTAAGCCTCTCGTTCCCATCGTTGATGGGCTGCTTGGCAGTGATGATCCGAAGCTCATAACGATTACCGCAGTCGGGGAAAGCAACGAGCCCTACACGGTCGTTTTCACAAAGGAAATGGCAAAGGAAACAGCGGACCGCTTCTATGCCTTTATTAAGCGTATTGAAGCTGAGGAGAAAGCAAATGGATAAAGAAACATTGCAGGAATGGATCGGAGGATTCGCTTTCCTACAGGAAATCATTGGCCGAAAGGAGTACGAACTTGAAATAGCGGATTTTCCTGACCTCGACGGAAAGGAGTACGAGGTATGTGAGGCCGTTCATGACGCTCTCGGAACCGCTCGTGAAGCTCTTTCCCGCGCGTCTCGCAAGATTGACGCATATCTGAAGGAGAACAAATGACCACTGAAAAAGACGAGATCAAAGGCGCATACGAGACTGGCTATGAGGCAGGCGTCAAAGCCGCTAAAGAATCTGCTTACGCCCGCGGTTACCAAGCCGGATACAACGACGTTATTCAGAAGGAGATTCAAAGCCATCAGTCTTACTTCAAACGTTATGTATTGGAGGCCAACAAATGAAGTTTGCGTTTAAAAACCCGGAGTTAGAGAAGTGGCTTTACGAGGGCTTTCACGAGGCGTCAGTTCAAGCGCAGATCGAGAGGCAGTTGGGGAATTCATGTGACGCCATAATTCTATCGGCAGACAGAAATAATGAGTATTTTTGTAAGCCCCACGGCTTACTTAAAAACGTGGATGTGAGCATTTATTTCTTTAAAAAAAGAACTCTGGTCAAGGAGCCTGAATACACGCCCGATCAATGGAACCCATATCCCGAAGTAACACCGCCCTCCGAAGGCTGGTACATGGTAACGCTTGAAGACCCAGAATGTGGTGGAAAAGTAAAAGTTGAAGCTGATTGGTATCACCCGTCTAGCGATAACTGGGGGCTGAATGCGCGGCAGCGCGTTCGAGCGTTCAGGGCATTCCCGAAGCCCTACGAGGAGGAGAAGAAAAGCAAATGAATCTCGAAAAGCTGAAAAAAGCTGAAATCGTATACGGCGAAAAGCTTGACCACCCCGACGATACCTACGGCGACGGACACATCGGTTCTGAAATCTCCATAACTGTCGAAGGCTATGGGTTTACGGCAACCGTTTCAGCGGCAGACGCAGAGTACCTCGCTCGTGCAGGTCGTGTCGTTTCGGCACTGATGGATACAGATGTCTCGGCGGAAAAGGAACCTACTAACAGGCGAAGAAAATGATTAAGAAATATGAAATTATCAAAGCCGATTCCCTTCTTATAGGCACACACATACTCTACCGAATAAAAGCGCTGAGAGATTTCAGTGGCGTAAAAGCCGGTGATCTAGGCGGTTACATTAAATCAGAAGAGAACCTTTGTCACAACGGCACCGCCTGGGTCGGCGGGAACGCGTGGGTCAGCGGCAATGCTAGGGTCTATGGAAACGCTCAGGTCTACGGTGGTGCTTGGGTCTATGGCAGTGCCCAGGTCAACGGCAATGCTAAGGTCTATGGAAACGCTCAAGTCTGCGGCATGGCTCAGGTTTGTGGCGATGCTCGGGTCTGTGGCGATGCTCGAGTCCGCGGTGAAGCTGAAATTAAACAAGAGCGCGACTGTCAGATCTTTACCGGCGTCGGAAGGAATATCGGAACACTGACCGCATACAGAACAAAAGACGGCTCAGTCGAACTTACGAGGGATTGTTTCAGAGGAACGATTGGAGAGTTTAGAAAGGCCTCCGAAAAGTCCCATGCAGATAATCCGAAAATCAAACAGCATTATGAGCTGCTGTTACAAGCGATTGAATTGTGGTTTGGTGAAGGAGACGCGGCATGACAACGCCGGAAGGACAAAACACACTTTTCCTAAAGAAAGCCTGCAAGAAGCTCGGTATCTCAGCGTTCAAGCTATCGTTTGAAGGAACAATCGGCGCACCGGATTGGCTTCTCATGCGAGACGGCAAGCATATTTTGATTGAGCTCAAAGCTCCGAAGCGCGGCAAGCTCTCACCTCCACAGCAGCGCATGATTGATCTTCTTTCAGAAGAAGGCGGTTTTGAAGTCTTTGTCTGCAACAACGAAGAGTCGATCCGCACTGCCATCTGCTGGGGACTTTTCGGCGGTATGGATGTGACGAGGGATTTATGAAATACACTCCGCGCTCGTATCAGGAAAAGATTATCCGGCACATCATGAGCCGAAAACGCTGTGCCGTTTACGCAGGCATGGGGCTCGGCAAAACGTCTGCCACCCTGGAAGCCGTCCGTCGAATCAGACTTAAGCACCCGAAGCTCAAGACGTTAATTATTGCACCCTTGCGTGTTGCTCAAAGCACGTGGCCTGATGAGGTGCGGAAGTGGGATGACTTCAAGGGCCTGCGGGTATCAGTCGTCTGCGGCAATCAGCGCCAGAGAGTACAGGCATACGAAAATCCTGCGGACATCTACACGATCAATTATGAAAATATCCCTTGGCTCGTCAACTATAGCGGAGACCAATGGAAGTTTGATCTGATTGTCGTGGACGAAGCCACGCGGCTCAAAGGCTTCCGCTCCCGCCAAGGCACTCAGCGAGCCAAGATGCTTGCCTCGGTTGCCTACAAGTCCCAGGGTTTCGTGGAGCTTACCGGCACTCCCGCGCCAAATGGCCTGCTCGATCTTTGGGGTCAGCTTTGGTTTATCGACAAAGGCAAGCGGCTCGGAAAGTCGTTCTCAGCTTTCCAAAAGAAGTACTTCTATCCGATCGCGCATGGAGGAGCCGCTCAGCGCTGGTGCGAGTGGAGGCCCTTTGAAGGATCAGACCAAAAGATCAGAGCCCTTCTCTCTGACGTTGCGATAACTGTAAACCCTGAGGACTATTTCGATGTGGCGAAGAATATTTTTAATGACATTGTGGTTGAACTGCCTAAGAACGTCATGCGTCAGTACAGGAAATTCGCTCGTGAGCTCTATCTTGAACTTGCAAGCGGAGAAGAAATTACGGCCGCAAACGCTGCGGTCAAAACTAATCGCCTGCTGCAAATGGCGTCGGGTGCGGTTTACGCTGAAACCGAAGACGGAGGACACCACCTTGTCCACACTGCAAAAATCGAAGCTTTGGGCTCTGTTATTGAAGAGGCTAACGGTGCGCCGGTGTTGTGCGCCTACAGTTATCGACATGAGGTGGAACGTATCTGCCAAGCTTTCCCTTTCGCCCGAGTGCTCGACACGTCACCGCAGACTATTCGTGATTGGAATGAAGGAAAGATACCGCTCCTACTCGCTCATCCGGCATCTTGCGGACATGGGCTCAATCTCCAGGACGGCGGAAACATCCTTGTCTTTTTCTCATGCACCTGGTCGCTCGAACTACACGATCAGATCATTGAACGTATCGGCGCGGTCCGCCAGGCTCAGGCAGGCCATGATCGTCCGACCTTCGTTCACTACCTTATAGCCAAAGGAACACTCGACGAAGCAGTTAAAGAAAGACTGGCAACCAAACGAGATGTGTTGGATGTACTTCTGGATAGGAAGCAGGAAATCTTAGGGGACGATGATGACGATTGATCAGCAGGTGCGAATGCTCGCTACAGCCGGGAAAACTCCGTACGAAATCGAGGAAGAGTTAGGGTTAGCGCACTACACAATCCATCTCTCCTACCACCATGCACTAATGGTTGGATACGAAAGAAGATACTCCGGTCTCAGCTCAGACGATAAGGATTATCAAAAGGACTATTACGCGAGAAACCGCGAGTGGATCGCCTTCAAGAAAAAAGAACGGCGGGCAAAGGAGCAAGAAAATGGCCAAGAACAAAAAGCCGCGTAAGTCATACAAAGCAAGACCCGTCCATTGCTCCGGATGCTTTTACCCGAGAGAATGGATCAACGAGATTAAAGACATCATTAACAAAATCGGTCTTGTAGCAGAGATCGTTCTCCCTCGAGGTACGGCAACGGACGACCAGATGCATCAGCTCCAGGACCTGTTGAACTGGGGCGGCATGCTGATGTTTGACCGGAAGTTCAAAGGTCAGGAGGCGGCAGTCGCTGAGTTTCGAGAGCGTCATTACAAGGCCCTTCATGCTCAGGCAAACATCGTACAAAGAAAACGCAGCGGAGTAACGGCACATTACGTTGCCCGAGCTGGAGAACTTAAGGACCTCCAGGGTGTGTGTGCGGAGATTGTTGAGATGCTCAAAGAGGCGCTCGAGCTTGCACCTCAAAGAACGGTCCGGGAGTTCCTGGCAGCAGTTCAGATCGTGGACGAACAGCACGCTAAAAGTACAGAGCACGGCGTTAAAGAGATCGCCTCTTCAGCAAGAGCCGTGCTTAATCAGCGCCACTTTAGGAGGCCAGCTAATGGCACTCGCGAAACGCAGAAAACCAATAGAGACGTTGCCTGATTGGTGTCTAAGAAGGAAGGACCTTTCTTATTCTGCACGGGTTCTGCTCTACTTCTTTCTCTACAACGTCAACCTTCGAGGCAGAGTGACATTGACCCGTTTGCAGGAGGTCTCAGGTCTGGCCTACGAGACGCTGAGAAGAGCTCTTAAGGCTTTGAAGCTACAAGGCATCATCTATCAGGAACTCACGGGCCCTACTCGTTACGACGGGTATGCCTACTCTTTAAGCATCAAGCGCCTGAAGGAGCTAGGCGCACCCAACGTGGAAGAGTTTTTCAGAGGTTATAAGAATGAAAGATAAATTGACATTGATTGCAGACCATTACGGTCTGGGAACTCAGCTTTTAAAGCTGGCAGAAGAGTGCTCGGAATACAGTGCGGCTTCTGCCAAGTGGAACGTATACAACCGACTGCTAAGCAAGACAGGTCGCAACCGCTTCAAAGAAAAGAGAGATGCCGCGGCAGTTGACTGCATGAAGGAGCTTGCCGATGTGCTGGTTCTTGCCAGACAAGTCGAGTACCTGATGGAAAGCGACCCTGAGTTTAAGACCGAAGTTGAGAAACTCATGGATGCAAAGTGTAACCGCCAGCTAGACAGAATCGATGAAGAGCTTCAGAGTACTCAAACAGACAAATTTGATCTCAAAGATACCATCGACTTCATGCTCTCCGGAAGTGTAGAGGAGCGGATGATTGCAGAGTATCAGCAGCTGGCAATCAGAAAGAACAAACTCGGTAACTTCTTGTGGGCAATCAAGCAAGGCAAGACTGCACCCATTGATCCTGAGATTCACAAAAATTTATGGCAGCAGTTCAAGGCTATGACCAGATACAAGAAGCTCCTGGAAGAAAAGGCTCGTCTTATGAAAATGGATTTGAAGGAGATCACACATGGATAAAGTAGAAAGACATCACATGCTCTGCTTAGGCTTAAACCAAACCTACGAGCGCAAGAACCACGACTACGGGGATAGCTTTGCCAAAGTCCGAGAAGTCGTTCCCAATGCAATTCTTGTCCGTCTAATGGATAAGATGGAGAGAATCAAAACGTTGCTGACGAACGGAGAGAACAATCGGGTCAAGGACGAGAAAGTGGAAGACACTCTGCTGGACATGGCTAACTACTGTCTTATGGAAGTAGTTGAGCGGTATTCGGAGAAAGAAAATGAGCAAGCAAATTCTAGACAAGAATGACGTTGCCGCTCGCACAGGACGTCACGTTAAAACAATAGAGCGCTGGATCCGTGAAGGCTTCTTCCCCGGCGGCCACTATATGAAAGGCCGCCAGGTATGGACGGAAAAAGAATTTTCAGACTGGTTCGCTAAGCTGCCCATGCGGCTGCAGAGCAAGAACAGCGTCAGCCCAGGCCTGCATGACGGGGCGGCGTAACTCCAGCAAGTCGCTTCTTTGATAAGCTTGAACGACAGCGTTGCCGGCAGAGTGCATTAAACACTTCTCCGCAACGCTGTCGTTTATTTCATTCTCAGCCGCCCAATCTCGGAAAGTCGAGCGAAACCCATGCATCGTGGCATTTGTCCCGGTCATGCGTTTAAACATCGTAGTAAGTGAATACTTGCTACCCTCCTCGCCATTGATAGCAAACACAAACTCACTTGTGCGCTTGATAGATCTCAGCACTTCCAGAGCTTGGCGGCTTAACGGAACTCTATGCGGATAGGGTTTCCCGTCTTTGCGCCTCTCCGGCGGGATGCTCCAAATATTATTCTCAAAGTCAAACTCCGACCATTTAGCTCCGCTTGTCTCCCCTACTCTGCATGCCGTCAAAATCGTAAATACAATGATTTGGCGGGTTCTATTATTCGTTGGTAGGAAGAGGCCGATCTTTTCCTGTAATTCCTCAAAGGGCATCGAGGTGTAGTGCTGAACCGTCCTAACCTTAGATGGAGGAGGTAAGTACTGGTCAAGGTTTCCCTTCCACAGGGCGCAGTTAAATTCCAAGTACCCGTCGTTTACAGCATAGGCAAGAATGTTTTCTAACCGAGTTCGGATCTTCTGCGCTGTCTCGTTCTTGGTTATCCATATCGGCTGAAGGACGGCCAAGACGTCCGTACGTTTGATCTCGTCTATTCTTTTGTTCCCGATAACTGGATAGACGTAGGTATCGAAGTACTTCACCATATTGGTGTAGGTCTTCTCGTTGCGCCAGCACTTCACATCTTTGATCTTTTCCAATGTTTGATCGGCGAAGCGCTTAAAGAGCGGCGTATCGTCTTTCAGATACTCCTCCTCTAATTTCTCTTTCTTTGTCTTCAACAAAGACTCGCCCGCTGCCAATTTACCTAAGAACTCTTTGGCAGTATTCTTGGCTTGAGTAAGATCAACCTTGCTCACCGGACCAATGGCCTTGTCATAGCGCTTGCCGTTTAACATGTAGCGAAACACGAAGCGCCGGGTATTGCCTCGAACGATATAGACTAAGTTCGGCGCAACCGTATAGAAGCCTTCCGGCAGAGTCAGATAATTCTTCAGCGTAATCTTTGTTTTCATCACAATAAACACTTCAAAAACACCACAGTAAGCATAGCAAAATTAATCTTCTTCTGTTCCTCAATGCTCCCAATCGGAAAATTTTTCCAATTTAAAATTGTTATTTTGTGTTTGTTTTTAAAGGATTTTTATCAACAATGTTCCAGAGTGCTCCACTTGTGAACCCCCTGCAATCTTTACAAGGTTAGAAGATTGCCTGGCGCGCCACCAAAATTAAAAGAATACTTTATGAAAAAATCTCGCGAACGCGGGATTTTTTCATTTCTGCGTCAAGAACTCCGGCAAAACGATCCGCCGCGTTCCTTTCTAGTTCCCGTTTCCAATAAATTCCGCTGAGATTTAATGACATGGAACCCCTTTGCTCCCAACGAAATAGAGAGAGCAAAATGAAAGTGACAAAGTTCTCATTAGAGGTGATTCCATGTCAGTTAGAAGGATACTCGCAAAAACTATCGATACAGATCTCGAATACGAAGCCATCGGTATAGATTTAGCTAAGAATTGTGTCAGTGCTGCTCTGTTAACAACAGATGGTGAAGTGGTCTGCATCGACCGGCTTGACTATTCTGAGCTCGAGAAAAGTGCCCAGGCGCTTAGTCCTACGACGTTCGCCATGGAGCCGTGCACTGAAATGAATTATTTAGTTCAAAAGTTAGAGGCTTGGGGGCATCGTTGTCTGGTTATCGGCGGCAAGAATGTACAGAACTACGTTGAAAATCATTATTCAGGCCAAAAAACTGATTTAAATGATGCTCAAGCTCTGGCTTTTCTAGCCCAAGATAAACAGCTGAGGACAATCAAAGCCAAAGATATAGAGCAACAAAAGTACGCGAGCTTAACAACGCTGCGGGAACAATATATCAAACAATATAGACAGACCATTGTGTCTTTAAAAGGGATTTGCCAAGCCTGGGGATTGAATATATCGAAAGGAATCAGCGGGAAAGCTCAATTGAAAGATCTGATTGAAAATCACGCAGCTTTTCCGGAGGAACTGAGGGAAAGTCTCGTTGACATGGTCACACACGCACAAACGACTCAAAAGGTCTTGAATAAAATCACCAAAACTCTTGAGGTGTTGGCTAAGAACGATAAAGTTTGCCAGCTAATTCAAACGATTCCGGGACTGGGAACAATCTGCAGTTGTAGACTTCGTGCAACGATTGGAGACATCAAGAGATTTAAAAATCCCAAAGATTTTCCTGCCTATTATGGCTTGGTACCAAGAAGCATTGCCACAGGGCACAATGAGAAAAAAGGAAAAATCACCCATCGTGGAGACAGGACAATGAGGTCTTTAATGGTGCAAGGGGCCGGATGTGTGATCCGCTTGGCCACTTGTGGAAAATTAAAATCCAAACAGTTAACGAAGTGGATTTTGAAGAAGCAAAAAGAAAAAATGCCGTGGGGAAAACTAGTATGCGCCGTTGCCGCAAAGCTTTTACGGATCGTTAGAGCTATTCTTATCAGTAGCAAACCATATAACCCAAAAATAGCGGGGGTCGCGAAATGCTCATTGTCCAAAGGGAGCTAAAGATTTAACTTACAGTTCGAGCACAATCGTCTACAACTAAGCATGAGAAAGCCGAAAGGCCCGCTCCACAGCCCGAAAAACGCAATTAGCGTTGCAGCTATCAGATTTTAAGGGGCACGAGCGGACTGATCTTGAAGTTCATGGTAGGCAAATAGAATCAATTGAGGTTCTTGAAACAGCCTGGAGAGATTGGTAGATTGGCCTCTTCTGTATGCAACAGCAGACGCATTTAACCTCGAAAAAGATACCTAGACAATCAAAAAATTATGCAAACAGGTCTTGCTTCGCAAGACTAAAGGAAAACTTTATCCTAAAGTGCTTGACAACTGCAGGGGTTCCAGAGATTGCGTTTTTCAGTGATCTAGCCGGAGTTCGGCTCCGGCATCCTCGTTAAATTTCAATATCCGTACCTAATAACGGTTCGACTTCTGGTTCTTCCTGAACATCTTCCGGCGTCTCGGGCCCGGCTCCCGGAACTCCAACACCTAACGCTTCAAAGTATTTAATCTTTTTACCGGCAACTTCGTCGAAGTAGTAGCCGTGGTTAAAGCGAGTTTGCATGACGTTATTTAGAACCTGAAGGATCTTTGAGTCGCTCTCGTAGACCAGGTTCAGTTTTCCTGCTTTCTTGTTTTCCTTCATATAGCTGCGGATTCTCGAACGAACCATCAGCGACAAGCCAGTCGCAATGAACTGTACGAAGGTTTTCCCCTGCAGTGCCTTGTTGTCAGAGCACCTGATTCGATTACAGCCGAGTCGGTCCTTGAGCGTTGCAAAGGCATCCTCTACGCGCCAGCGGTCCGCATAAGCCGTCCAGGCCTTAACCGGATCTTTCTCCGAGTCTGTGACTAAGACTCTAAATCCCTTGTACTTCAAGTATTCGTCTACCCGTCGGTTAACAATAACCAAGCCTTTTTCTTTATCGTTCCGGAAGAATTTTTCTTTCAGCTCTTCTTCTTGTTCGGTGAGAGCTTCCTCTTCGATGAGTTTCTTTTTAATCGTGAGAAGCGATTCCGTGAGCTTATTGGCCGCTTCCTGATAGATAACCGGGTCATAGTGATTTCTCTCAAGTATGCGAACGGTCTTCGCAATGGTGCGAACTCCGATACTCA